TGCTCGTGGTCGATGCCTGCTCGTGGTCGATGCCTGCTCGTGGTCGATGCCTGCTCGTGGTCGATGCCTGCTCGTGGTCGATGCCTGCTCGTGGTCGATGCCTGCTCGTGGTCGATGCCTGCTCGTGCTCGTAACTATTGCAACAAAGTTGCGTTTGCAAGTTGGTTGCTATTGCAACAAAATTGCGTTTGCAAGTTGGTTGCGTTTTCTTCGGTGGTGTGGGGGGTAGTGAGAAGGGCGGCGGGGTTGAGCGGTGGGGGCGTGACTGGGTAGGGGCAAAGGTGCACCGCTACGCCCGCGCCGTCAATCCAGCAGACCAGCAGACCAGCAGACCAGCAGACCAGCAAGCGCGGCGGCACAACCCCCCGCGCCCTGTATATACCATGTAAAGAATCCGCACTCTTCTAAAGAATTACGGACACGCAAGCAAGCACGACGCAGGCGCGGGGCTCGGTCGATGCTGGCAAGCCCGGCGCGGCTCGGCGAGACCCCCCACCCGTCACCCCCCACCGCCCCGATGCCCCGAGCAATCTAGCGCGGTGCGGCCAGTTAAAAAAATCCCTCACACGGAAAATGCCAAATTGCCAAATTGCAAAACGATAATCCCTCACACGGAAAATGCCAAATTGCGAAACGGGAATCCCCTTGACACCTTTCCTCAACCCATGATAACAATACCCCGCCATGGCAAAGAAGACACCACCGACGACAGCTAAACAGGTTGCCAAACAGGTTGCCAAACAGGGTATGCCCGCTAAGCAGGCTGACCCCAAACAGGTTGCCAAACAGGGTATGCCCGCTAAGCAGGGTATGCCCACCGATAGCTCAGGTAAACGAATCATGATGGTCAGACCAAGGGGCAGTCCTACGGAAGAACTAGTTGCGTCTAGGGACGCAGCCAAACGCAGCAAGGATGGTGAAGTCATAGCAATGGACATGAGTCCAGCATTGACCCCTACTGAGTTTTCCCAACTGCAAACTATTGCTAGGGATGCAACGGCCGAGCAATTCCAAGCTGCATTGTCTCAGGTCTTGCAAAAGATGATCGTAACTGGGCTGAAGGACATGCCTGCCCCCAAGAGCATTAAGGAATTGGAATCGTTGATCCGCCTATTCAGGCAAACGTCTGGCTTAGAAGCAAAGGACAAAGCTGGTGGCGGCCCAAGTGGAGGATTCTTGCCTAGAGTAGTGACTAGGCGGAATGTGGGGACGCCCGTGCTGGACATACCCCAACTCCCTACGGATGATCCAATACCGCCTATGCCCCACGCAGCCCCTGCGGAACTGCCCACCGATATGCCCCACGCAAGCCCAGATGAGCTCCCTTCATTTTTCTGAAAATAAATGTTGACGGTCGGGGGTAAGTGTAGCACACTACACTCCGTGACCGCAAATACCAGATACGTATCATACCTGCGCGTTTCCTCGAAAGGCCAAATCAATGGAGATGGATTCGAGAGACAGCGCATTGCCATCCGCAATCGCATGGGTGCTGAGCCCATGGCTGAGTTTGCTGAAGAAGGGATCAGTGGGACAACTGACAGTCTTGCTCGCCCTGCCCTATCCCGTTTACTCCAATACTTGTTGGAGGATGACTCACAGACCAAGGTCGTAGTGATTGAGCGATCAGATCGCTTGGCACGTGACCTTGTGGTTAGTGAATTGCTTATCCGACAGTTCGCAGAGATGGGTATTACCGTTCTCGAAGCAGAGGGTGGCAACGATCTAACAGCAGGCTCCGACAATCCTACGGCGAAACTCATCAGGCAAATCCTTGCCGCACTATCCGAGTGGGAGAAAACTAGCATTGTCAACAAACTGCGAGCAGCACGCAACCGCACCCGCGCTGCGAATGGACGGTGCGAAGGGCGCAAGCCTTATGGCTCCCATGAGCACGAGCAGCCAGTGGTCAAGGAAATGGTCAAACTCTCCCGCGCTGGGCTTACTACCCGTGAGATCGCAGCAGCGATGAACGCAGATGGAGTAAAAACGCGCATGGGCGGCGAATGGCGTCACGGGACAGTGGCAGCAGTTTTACAACGACATGAATTTATCGCTTAAACAACTACAATCCTCTCTCCCAGCGCGGACTACCAAGCCCCAAGGCTTTTGGGTGCCCTACGCATGGTTGGTTCGCGGCATTGTTGAGCAATCCAAAAGCGGCCGCGTCGTCATGGACGCCGTGCGAACTGTGCTCGCCAACGAGGGACTTCCCATGACGGAAGCCAATGAGCGGACATTGAGAGTCGCATACTACGGCGTTAGGGGCAAGGAATGGCCTGTTGAGCCTCAGCTTTTATCTGCGCCCGAGCATCAGCCTTTATCTGCCGAGCCTCAGCCTTTATCTGCCGAGCCTGCCGAGCCCACGCCTGCCGAGCCCACGCCTGCCGAGCTCGATGAAGAATTTGTCCTTGACGAAGAGCTCCGCCTAGAGTTAGAGCGTGAGATCAGCGAGGGCTTTATACCCGATCCAGAAGAATAACCAACACCATGTCTGAAGACACCACACAACCACCAGCAGAAACCAGCGACGACCAAACACTCAAACTCGGAGACGGGTTAGAAGACCAAACACTCAAACTCGGAGACGGGTTCGATGAAGCGTTGATTGGTGCAACCATCGTAGGCCAATACGTCTACTCACTCAACAAACTCCAAGCTCTTGCTATGAAGCAGATGAGTATTGGCGTGGAACAAGCACAGCAGTTCGTCGCACACCAAGCGATCTACTTGATGCAAACCCACGGCCCGAACTCTCCTGTGTTTGTTGATGACTGGGCTGCGGCTCTCACCACAACACCGCAGATCGTCCTCACTGATGCACCAGCACCGAAAGAGGATAACGTGATTCTGATCCCCGGGGTCACGCACGGAGCAGTCAAAGGTTTTATGGCACCAGACGAAATCGGAAACTGATATGGACAAATTTACAGAGTTCCCAAAGATGGCACGGCTTTCCCGTGAAATGATAGTGACCGAGAAAATCGACGGCACGAACGCCCAGATATTCATCGCTCGGGCTGAGAACCCACCCTTGGTTCCCAAAGAAACATTATTCGCATGGAATGACAGTGACGGCAAACTGTGCTACATGCTGGCAGGCTCCCGCACACGCTGGATAACTCCAGAAAAGGACAACTACGGGTTTGCCGCATGGGCGCAGAAAAATGCTTTCGAGTTAACTAAACTTGGGGTAGGGCGACACTTTGGTGAATGGTGGGGCAGAGGTATTCAGCGCAAATACGACATGTCCGAACGTCGTTTCTCCCTGTTCAATGTCTCTCGGTGGTGCCCACACGACCAAGAACCACAGGTCATCCCGTCCGCCAATCCGACGGTGGTCAAGATGCAAGACCGATTGCCCGAGTGCTGCCACTTAGTCCCTGTGCTGTATTGGGGCGATTTTGATACCAACCACATCAATCAGTGCCTCACTTACCTGCGTGACCATGGAAGCCAAGCCGCTCTTGGGTTCATGAAACCCGAAGGCGTCGTAGCATTCCACATTGCAGGCAACGTCGGATTCAAGAAAATGCTCGACAACGACAACATACCAAAATCCCTACAATGACACCCACCGCCCTCAACTGGTATGGCCTCAAGCAATTTGGGTTCGATCCCGAGTCGCTTGGCCTGACTGGCAATATGCTCACCGACCAAATTGCGATAGAAGCACTCTGTGTTCGCATCAGGCACGGTGAGCATGAGGGCGGGCTAGGTGCCTTTGGGCATTTCAAGAACTACGTTGACCTACTCTGGAACAACCCAGACTCAGGCAGTCAGAAACGATTTGTTTGGAACTCATGGGCGAACCGAATGCTACGCAAGGCATTCGACAACAAAGAGCTTGGGGTAGCGGGGCCAACGTCCGCAGGCAAATCTGACCCCTTTGCCCTCTACGCCGTCGGCATGTATTCCATTGACCCAACGCATACGCTTGTGCTCGTGATGTCTACGACAATCGCAGGCGCGAAACGGCGTATCTGGAAAACGCTACGGGAGTATTGGGAGTCGATCTCGGGGCTCCCGGGGCACGCCCTCTGGTCAACCAACGAAGTCCGTGGACTCAACTACCAAGGCTCAGGCTATGGACAGTCCTCTGGCATTTACCTTCTTGCCTCCGAGCAGTCTGCGGAGAAAACCGCAGTGGAGAAACTCATCGGTGCGAAAGCACCAAGGACAGGTGAGCCCGACGAATCTTTCCAAGGACTCATGTCTCACCCAGAGAACGCTGACCTCATCAAGCACTTCGACGAGGAGACACTGCGCGAACTGCTGCCACGGCTTTACAATCTTTCCGCCGACCGCATTGGCAACCTCATCGTTATCTTCGACGAGATGACAGGTGCTGCGGAGTCGCTACTGAATGCGATTAACACGAACTTGAAGCCCGGCAACGTGGGCCACTTCCAACTCATCGGCATCGGAAACCCCAGCGACATCTACAACCCTTTCGGCATTCTCTGCAAACCCAAAGGCGGGTGGGATCGCGTTGACCTACTGCGTGACGACGAATGGGAGACTGCCACAGGCGGGCTTTGCATCAGGTTTAATGGCGAGCAGAATCCTCGTATTGTCGAGGGCAATGAGCGGTATTCGTGGATGCTACGGCAAGCTGACATCGACGGCATGGCCGACAAATACGGTAGGAACTCGCTGTTCTATCACCGAATGGTTCTGGGCACATGGTGCCTTACGGGTGACGAATCAGGAGTCTATTCCGCTGCGGACATTGAGATGTCAGGCGCGAAGGACAAAGAAGTGGTGTGGGGATACGAAATGCCAATCAAGGTCTCGTTTCTTGACCCATCGTTCACCGCAGGTGGCGACTTGGCATGGGCTACGTTCGCGGAACTAGGCGTTGACTTCGAGGGCAAGAAAGTTCTCATGCTCACCGAAGGAGTTCCCATCCAGACAGACACCACTGACACCTCCACGCCAATCACATTCCAGATCGCAAAAGCATGGCGCAAACTGTGCGAGGAACGCGGGGTGAGGCCACAGCACGCAGCGTATGACCGTTCAGGCGGTGGCATTCCCTTCGGCGACATCGCGGTCGTCGTGTGGTCTCCCGCGCTCACAGGCATGACGACAGGTGGTGCGGCGTCACGGCGACCAGTCCCGGGCGAGAAATCCCCAGACGGCCGAGCGATTCTTGCAAGCGAGAAATTCGAGAACAAGTCCACCGAGGTTTGGTTTGGGGCGCATCCGTTCTTTCGCTCGCACCAAATTAAGGGCGTACCAGACGAGCTTGCCAAAGAACTCTGCTCCCGCCATCTGGCAAAAGGCATGATGGGTGACGGCAAGAAACTCTGCGTTGAGAACAAACGATCCTACAAAGATCGCGAAGGTAAGTCACCCGACCAATCCGATAGTTTCCTCGGATTGGTAGATTTCTGCCGCGACCGCCTTGGGTTCGAGTGCTCGGAGAATACCCTCATCAGGGGACAAATGGACGGCACACCACTAGGCAATGACGCTTGGAAGGTTTTTCGCAACCGTGCGCGAAGATTGACAAAACCACGGAACATGACAACAAAAGAACGCTGACATAGACAAACCATGACACTCACCGTCCCCATCGCCAAAGGCTTAACCGACTACGCAGCACTCGCAAAAACGATTGCCAAACTCGGAACGAACTCAAAACACACGCTCATGACCTTGGCAACGCCCGAGGACGACGCCCTTGCGTATGAGTTTCTCGAAACCTTGGCGGATTGCTTCGGTAGTCTCAAGCGAGTGATCGTGACAAACACCGAGGGATCGCCAACAGACAAATCCAATCGTTTCCTACGTGCAGCGATTGACGCATATCTGCCGACTGACCCGAAATACCCCATGCTTTATTTCGATCCGCAGCAACGCCCGATTGCCCCACATTGGCTTGATGTGTTACAATCAAATTATTTTCATTGCGCTACCCCAGAAGTATTTGGTAAGTTCTTGTCAGGGAAGCCGATTGGGTCTATCCTTTTCAGCATGAAATACTTCCAAACATCCACTCTCCTCAATTTCATTCCACCCAATGTCCATTGGCGTGGCTTCCTGAGTGCGGAGATGACTCGACGCAATGAAGCGTCTGCGGAAAGCGTTATGCGTAACCTTATTGCCTGATATGAACCAACCATCCCTTACATCCGACTTCGACGAACTGGACTTGGCACAACCACAAGCCACAGGGCCAGTGCCAAAAGAACGATTGACCTCGCCCGCGAAGCTGAGATCAATCCATGTCCGATTCAGGGAGGATGATCGGGTCAACGCCTATAACCGCGCTCTCGCCCAAGGCCTACTCGACGGGGAACCACCCTACGATGAGGAGCAACTGCGCAACTCGGGACAACCTGACGTCACCAACCTCAACTTCCAAGGCGCGGAGAAAAAATTAGAGCGAGCAAAATCGCCCTACTACCGCATTTTCAATACAGGGGAATCCCTGTTCCACGTCAAAACGCTCTATGGCAACACCGACGAACGCGTCGAGTGGGAGCAAATCATGCAGGAGGAGATCACCAAAACCCTGCGGAATTGCACAGACTGTTTCCCATACGAACCAGAACGTCTCGTTCACAAATACGTGTGGGAAGGCGTTGCAGTTGCCCACTGGGAGGATGAGAACGACTGGCGTTTCCGTGCTTCAGGACTAGGACAGTTCTTTTTCCCGACAATGGTCGCGGCCACCGAAACAAAGCAGGACATCGTTACCTGCGAAGCCGAGTATGGCATTCCTGACCTATACTCCAAGATTGACCGTGAGGATTGCGGCGATTGGAACGAAGAAGCGGTTCGCATGGCAATTACCAAAGCCACAAGTGCTGAACCAGAGTATCAAAACTGGGAACGCCTCATGGAAGAGGTGAAGAACAACTCTCTGTGGGTTGGGACTCGTTTGCCGAAAGTCCGCGTAATCCACGGTTTCGTCAAAGAGTTCAACGGCAAAGTAAGCCATTACATCGCGGCCGAAGACGACTGCGGCGAGAAAACTTTCCTGATGCGCTCACGCGACGTGTACGCAAACATGACCGAAGCGTTCGTTCTCTTCCCCTATGGCACGGGCACCAACACGAAACTGCACAGTATCCGTGGACTAGGATACAAGATTTATCCCTTCGAGCAACAGATCAACCGATCAGTCAGCCGTCTTATCGACCAAGGCGAACTAGCGTCATCGCTCGTCCTTCAAGGCGAGACAGAATCCGACTACGCCAACATGGGACTCGAATACATCGGCAACTTGGCGGCATTGCCACCAAACTTGAAAGTCGTCAATGTCCCCATGCCTGACCTTTCTCGGTCAGTCATGCCTGCCATCGAAATGATGCAGTCCTTGGGCAATGATCGAACAGCAGGCTACTCGCCCGATAACATCTTTGACGGCGATCAACGCAAGACCAAATTTGAGATCGCCGCAGGCCTCGACCAAGCCGCATCGTTGTCTAGTTCGGAACTAGACTTCTTCTACACGCCCGCCGACAGGTTGGCGCAGCAGATCATCCGCCGCATGATACGCAGGGACTACGTTGCGGTAGACCCCGGGGGTGAGGACATCATCGACCTCCACCTTCGCCTAGTGCGCCGTGGCGTGCCGTTGGAAGCGTTCTATCGCCTCGACTGGAAACGCACTACCTTTGCCCGAGTAATTGGCGCAGGAAGTGCCGCAGCCCGCACAATGGGACTTGAGCGCATGAAAGAGCTACGACCCCTCATGGATGACGTAGGCCAAGTCTATCTCAACCGCGAATTGGCGATTGACGCCGTAGGACGCGACAATGCCGATGTTTTCTTCCCACTCGACGGAGTGAAGCGATTCACCGTGGACACCCAGATCGCTATCCTCCAGAACGAGGCACTCATGCGCAACAGCCCAGTTCCCGTTTTGGGAACCGACCGTCACCTTGCACATGCTCGCGAGCACATCAAACCACTCATGGAGATGTTCGAGCTTGCCCAGTCTGGGCAAATCCCACTTGCCGAGGCAGCAGTCACCTACTCCGATTTGTTCGCCCACACTGTCGAGCACGTCCAAATGATCGAGGGAGACATTGCCGCATCACAAGAAGCTGCCGCCATGCGCCAAATGCTGCAACGCGTCGAGGAAGTTATTTCCAACGGCCAGAAAGAAGCAGAAGCCAAAGCACAAGAGCAAGGGATGCAGCAGGAAGAAGCTGGCATGTCACAGGAGCAACAAGACCGATTTGCCAAAGCGCAAGCCGAGATTGAGATTATGCGAATGAAAACTCAAGCTGGCATCCAAATGGAACAAGAGCGCAACTCCGCTCGGATCGCCATGGAGGATGCCAAGGCCGCAGCCGACATCCGCCGCAAAGGATACACACAGCAACCATGAATACTGACGACTCAAACCCGTAACTATGTCTGACGACCCTACACCACAACAACAGTTCACCACTGACGCGGTGAAACGCGCACGACTCAGAGCCCTTCTTGCCGACCCAGTTTTGCAAGAAGCTATGGACATCGCCGACGACCTAATGCGACCACGCACAGGGACAACGGCCGATGCCAACCAACCTTTGACTGTGGCAAAGTTCCACCAGTCAGCGGGTGCCAACGAGTTTGTCCGCCTGCTTAACTTTTTCACCAAAGAAACGCGCATCCCAACAAAACTGGAAGCACGTCGATTGGCGAAATCGGAAGACGATCTACCAAAACAACCATAACCAACGACTACCATGGAATCACTCGACACAATACTCGACGCCACCGCCACCGCCCAATCCCAAAGTTCATCGGGAGACCTGATGGACGATATGGTTTCTGGGCTTCTCGACAACGCAACACCTGCGGAAGAAACCCCAGCTTCAACTCCTGCGGAAGAAACCCGGCCTTCGACGGAAGAAACTCCGCCGCCCGAGGAAACGCCACCGACAGAGGAAGGGGAGGAAACCGTCCCTGATGCGCCAAAGAATCGCAAAGATTGGGATACGCTTCGGGCATCCCGCGACCGCCACAAACAGCAGGCCGAAGAAGTCAAGTCCGTTCTCAGCACCAAAGATCAGACGATTCAATCCTTGCAGCAACAACTCGAAGAACTGCAAAACAAGGCAGCGCGTCTTCCAGAATTGGAAGATAAACTCAAAGACTTCGACACCTACGAGAAGGAGCTCTCCGTCACTCGCCTAGAATCGACTCGCGAGTATCGTGAAACGATTGCCAAGCCTCTGCAAGTAATCGGTGAGCTGGCAGAAACCTTGTCAAAAGCCAACGACTGCGACTTTGAGCAAGTGCTTGAAATGATGCGGGAAGCCGATCCAGCGGCACAACGTGCAGCTTTCAAAGAAGTTACCGCAGGCTGGGATGAAGTAGATCGTGCTGAGCTTTGGTCGTCTGTAAAGGACGCCCGAATCCTACTCGACAAGCAAGACCTCATGCGCAACAACGCCTCTGCCGCAGCCAAGGAACAGCTTGAGAAAGCAGCCATACGCGAACAGACAGAAAAAGCTGAAACAAAACAGCAATTCGTTTCTAGCATCAAAGACGCCACCAAGATCATGCGTGAAAAAACGCCTTTCGTTGCGCTTGTCGAAGGAGAAACCGAAGATGACCGCTACCGCTCGCTAGAGCAAAAGGTCGCCGAGGTCGATTTTGATGCGCAACCCGCCCGTGGCAAAGCATTTGCCGCAGCCGCAGCACTCCTGCACCCTAAGATGATTCAGACCATCGCCAAGCTGCAAGAGGAAAACGCTACGCTTCGCTCTCGGGTGAAAGGGAAAAACGCCACAAGTGGTTCCGTAACACCCAACGAACAAACTCGCCCACCAGCGACAGAGGAAGATTTCTTGACCTCTATGGGTGTCCCAACTTCCCCAACACTGTCGCATTCAGTGCCAGTATACGGAGACTAATTTTTGTCTGTGTGTTCAGTCCCACCGTCTTTTTTGAGGCGGTGGGATTTTTCTGTTGACATTTTTACGCAAATCGCATAATTTTCCCTCGGAGCACCGAACTCCCTAAATCGGCAACTTCGAGCTAAAATTATACCTGTCCTGCGCTCGGGAGAGGAAATCGACATTCCCACGGTTTACCCGTGCGATACCAATTTCCCAATTCTCTCCCAGCGGCAGCATTCATTGATGAGTTCTTCTTCTGGGAAAACCAAAACCAGAAACATAAAACAACATCATGGCACTAGCACTAAATGACCGTTTGGCTCGCAACGAGAACAATCTCGCTGGAACCATTTACAAGACCACCATCAACCGCTCCGTGTGGAACAAACTTGTTCCCAAAGAGGAGTGGACAAATGGTTTATCGGATACGCAACGCGTTCTTACTGTTGAGCGGAACCTTCCCGCCAACATTGATACGTGGGGCGCAGTAGCACCTAACGACAACTCTAACACCTGCGCCATTACAGGCGACGTCGTGCCTCGCGGTAATACCGAACGCACCTACTCGCTTGTGCAAAAAGCTCAGGAGTCCGAGCGCATTTGCGTAAATGACACTCGCAACGCCTACTTGGTGAACGAGCAGATCAAGCAAGTGTTCGCCAACCTCCGCAACGTGGTTGCCTACACATGGAAACGCCGTGCGATCTTGGAATACACCCGCATCGCTGAATGGAAAGTGATCGCTGCTAACGGCCTGCCTTACAACGACGCAGACTTCCCAGCTATCGCTCCTACCACCCGCCTCACCCAGAACATCCTGAACCAGTGGTATCAATACCTCATTCAGAACAGTGCTGAGTTGGACGGTGGCAGCTTCGGCATGGCCGAGGGTCGCCCACAGTTCATCCTCATCACCGACATGGAGACTTCGGATGCCATCATGCGCGAAACCAACACGCAAAACGCGTTCCTTTGGAACGACAAGCGCGTGCAGGAGCTTCTCGCACCACTCGGCGTAGAACGTCCGATCCGTGGTTTCTACCACACCATCGACAACCTTCCTCGTCGCTACACCTTTGAAGGTGGAGTTTGGGAAGAAGTTCTGCCCTACGAGTCGGTTGCCGCTTCTGTGGGAACTCGTGCGAAACTCAGCCCAGCATATATCGCTGCTCCTTTCACGGACTCGATTGTCTTCTTGCCGAGTGTGATGACCCTGCTTCACCCACGTCCAATCAGTTCTGTGGGTTCTGGCACGTCCTTCGCCGCACAGACATACGTAGGCGACTTCAAGTGGCTCAACGTGCAAAACGTGGACTCCGCTAGCGCGTATTACAACCCAGACAACGCTTGGGGCTTCTACCGCTCCTTGATGATGTCCGCTACCAAACCAGTTCATCCTGAGTTCGGTATCGTGATTCGTCACTTGCGCTGCCCACAAGACATCGGTTCGTCCGTATGCACTGGCAGCAACGGCGACGAAAGCGATCTGGGCAGCGGAGATTCGTTCTTCGTCTGATAACCCTCTTCTGTGTCGTCAGCACAGTGGTTGCAATGGTTGGTGCGTCCTCGGAAACGGGGGCGCATCATCCTTGTACGGAAGTCATTTATTTTTTCTTGCAATACCGCAGATTTAGTTGCAGTATTTCTCCGACATGAAAATCACACTACCCGAAGGATTCAAGATGCCCACCGACGCCAAGCCCGGACAGCCCTTCGAGGCCGTCGCCACATTGGTCATGGGTGAAGACGGAACAATGATTACTGCCCTCAACGGAGTCGCGCTCGCCGAAGAAATGGAAGGCGAGGAAATGGAAGCCGAAGAAATGGCAGAAGCAGAATACGCAGAGCCTGAAGTAAAAATTCCATTTGAGATGTAATCATGCCACGCCCCGAAGACACCGAGTGGAACAAACCAAAACCGCGCACACCAGCACCACGGGTTGACCCCGTGTTGCTGTGGCCTACGCCCGAGCGCAGGGACTTGATGTTCTTCGTGGAGCGTAATGGCGATTTACCTCAAAACCAGAACTGGAAGTTTGGCGACCCCTTTGAGGATCGCATCAGATACCCAAACCATCGACTCGTCCATGTCTCTCCGCAATCGGTAGATAAATGGTCACGGTGGTATTTTGCGTCTGACCGCATCAACCAAGATGCCTACAACTGGACGTTAAACAGTGGCGAACAGCTTATCCGAACCTACCTCGTCCAACGACACCTTTACTACGAACGTAGTGACGCGGAGGCCGCAGCGGCCAACCCAACGGTGAATGGAGAGTTTACCTATCCAGTTGTCGGAACCCCCGATACTCGGTTTGTGAAATACGGTTTTGCTGATGACACTGTAATAGACGCCCCCGAGGAACTCACCAGCCAATACATCATCGTCCAACGGCGATTCATTGAACCAATCACCGTGGAGATCGCGTGGGACACCACTTTCCAAAGAAACGTAAGAGTTATCCGCGAGATCATACCTGCGGAGATTTACCCAACCCCACCAACTCAAGAGGCGGGTAAGACAGTCGAGATTAAACAGGGGAACCGATTTTATGATGTCCGAATCACCCGAGAACTAATCACTGGAGCAGAGGGGTCAGACCCCGACTATCCCTACGAAAAACTTCCACTACCAGATTACCGAGACCACCCTTTTCCAAGCAAACTTGAGTCCATCGACCTTGTATGGGTGTGGGCATGGGCCGATTCTACCAGCGCACTTGAGTCGTATTCCGAGAATTTTTATTTCAAGTGGAAGTTAGTAGACCCAAGACCGGGGCCATACGCCGCCACAATTCGTCGATTCATCACGGATGATCCCGACAGCATTAAAGACGCGTATCCGCTTACGGCAATCCCCGCACCTGTTCGTGAGACTATGGCAGTCGTATATGCGTGGTATAAAGCCAGTTTAGAGGGTAACAACACGGCAGCGGTCGCCAATCAGCAACAACTACCCGCCAGCATTCACGAGGAAATTACCGTTACGGAGAACGGAACAACCCCAACACCAACACGGGAGAGAGTCTACACTTCTAGTTACCCAGCAACGCCGGGATACTCTACTTTCATAGGACTTACCACAGCCACCATAGGATACGAGGTGCGCGAGCTACCTTTGAATCTCTATGAAGTGACCGTGGTTGAAATTAACATCTCAGGTTTGTATGGAGGGTAAAATTTTAAGAGACTTTACCCCCACGGAAGCGCAGGCGTTTTTAGACTTGCGCAGAAAGGGCAGCGAGTCCCTACGCCCACGGCCACCTGTGGAAATGGGGATAAATGCGCCGATGCAGTCAGGAAGCACCAGCCCACAACTTACCCCATGGAACGACGCATTTAAGCTAGATCACGGAAATGGTGGGGCACGAATCACCCAAGGATGGTTAGAGTGGTACGTCACGACCATTGTTTTCGAGAAAAAATTTATCTATGACACAAGCGGAGCCCTACTTGAAGATGTAAATTCACTAGCCTCGCAAGAACCTATCGAGGGTGTAAAAATCACCGACATGGACGAAGCCGCAGTCTTTACCGAAGACGACAAATGGCTGCAACTTGACTGGTGGGGTGACGTGTATGCGGTAGTCGAACTAAACGAAAGCACCGCAGAACCTGTAAAACTTACAATCGAAGGGCCAGACAAACCAACTCTCAAAGCAATACCAAGACTTGACTCAAACCTTTCTCGTGGTTCTGATTCAGGGGAAGGTGATCGCTGTGGCTACGCGGTAAAAATAGGAAATGTCAAACGTAATGACCCAGTATTGCAAACGCATGTGGGCAACCTGTATTGGTTCGTTGCGTTTATCCCCGAAGCAGAAGCGTCTTCGGAGTCCTCGGCATCCTCGGCCTCCTCGGCCTCCTCAGCTTCGTCTGCATCCTCGGCCTCCTCGGCCTCCTCGGCTTCTTCGGCTTCTTCGGCTTCTTCGGCTTCTTCAGCCGCATCCTCCGCGTCCTCTGCCGCATCCTCAGCATCCTCTGCCGCATCTGGGTCATCTAAGGATACAGCTATTCACCCGTCGCCTGAAGGCGGATACCGCAAATGGTATGCCATGGAGGCTACCGAGGTTTTGTTCTTCGACTTCCAAGACTTTCAAATCGAACGAGGCAAGACAAAAATTGAGATCGACCCTATCGTGGTATTCTCCTGCGAACCCAATTCACTCCGTGCGTTTGCTTCACCCGACATCGGGACATGCAACGCAACCGTTGAGCAGGACTCTCTGTTGTTGTCCTCAAGGTATTCCGCGAAGAAACGGATGCAGAAAACGAGTGTCATGCTGAAGGGCGTTCGTCGAGGCTTTGCGGGTATCAGGTCGCAATACGCTACCTACGACGACTTCGTGGACAACGAATGTCGCCTCAACCCAAGAATGACCCGCGAACAAATCATCGAGGCTCTCCGAGACAAGGGGGTATCTGAATGAGCTATGGCAGTTCAAAAGTCTCGTCCAGCGGGTCGTCGTCTTTCCTTTCGGGAAGTGGCAGCAGCGGAATTGGAAGCAGTTGCGACAAACCTACGACCGTCAGTGTTTTCTGGGAGCGCAACGCAGGAATATATTCGGGTGGGGCAACACTGAACGCATTCGGTAACTACGTCGCGTCGTCTGGTGATTTCATCAACATTGACTGGAAACCAGCATTGAACCGTTGGGAGATGTGGGATGGTGGCGGGTTTACCATTGCGATTAAGAACGGCGACCCATGCGACCCAACAGGAATTTACACTCCTATTGATCCAGATGTTTTGAACGCGGAAGTCACGACGTAAAACGACCACATGAAACACACCATTTGCATACCATACAGCCCATGTGGCGGAAAATTCAAAAACGGAAAAGAACTGAGATACGCACTCAGGGGCTTTGCGGAGCACTTCCAAGGCGAGTATGAAGTCGTCCTTGTTGGCCCAAAAAAGCCTGACTGGTATCAGGGGACTTGGCTTAAACAAACGCAGGGGAAACTGAAGTCCGCATTGAAACTAGCGGCAGACACCTACCCAGACGGGTTCTTTTGGTGGTATGATGACTGCGTATTGATCCAAGACCAAACAGCCGAGCAACTAATGGCTACGCCCGCAAGAAAGTCTTGGGGCAGGATTTGGACTAGCTGGGGCAAAAAACTCGAAGAAATCCGAGTTCGACTTGAAAAAGAAGGTTACACCCCTTGGGATTACTCCAAGCCACACGGCCCGTATTGGTTCGACAAAAGCATGATCGACGAGAGCTTTGCCGATTGGCCGAACATGGCGGGCAAGTTCCCATTCGAGTCTTGGATTCTGTCAAAGCGAAATCATCCACGGCGTTTCGGGGTAGAAGCACAATACTACAACGAGTTCCGCAACACCCCATCGGCAGAAAAGATTTTTGTAAACTGGTGCGACAGGGGTTTTACCCCCGAGCTAATCGCATGGTTGGATGAGCGATTTCCCGATGAAAGCCCCGAGGAAATTGGCAATGTCTCGCCAGAAGAAAACACCACGGCGGGTTCCGAAGAAGTCAGTCATGCAAACTCAGAAGAAATTGGTAATATGAACAACGAAGAAGAGGGACACAATAAAACAATTCATTTCATTTGGATCGGTCAAAGCCGAATGCCTATTGAGTGCGAAAGGATAATGCAGGAATGGGTAGAATTACACCCAGATTTTGAGTTCAAATTGTGGGATGAAGCAGCAGTCGCTAACTGCCCGTACCTTAGCGAAAACGTGAAAGATACGTCACTTACGGTGATAATGCGAGCCGACCTACTTCGGTTAGAGATTATGGCGAACGAAGGTGGTGTCTACACGGACTTAGACATTAGGCCATACAAAAATTGTTGGGGTATTTTCCAACATGTAACAGACTTTTGCTACTCAGACGAGATGGCAGGAAGTAGGTCGATCAACGCTATCTTTATGGCCAAGAGGGCAAGCCGCACCGCCCAAGCGATACGTGACCATATCGGTGACATATCAAACAGGAAAGATTGCGATGTGATAGCTACCACAGGGCCGAAAGCAGTTCAACGGGCGTTGAATACCGTATGTGATTACTCCTCGTGCACAACACTACCAAGCATCGGCAGGCAGTATAATGGCATTCTTAGATTGGACACTGGGGTTTACCTCGCCAGTTCAGCGAAAAAGACGCGAAAGGCATTTATGTCAGGAGCATTAAAGCACGACTATCAATACGGAATACACCTGTATTCTGGCACTTGGTATCCCGAGCACAAAAGAAAATGGAAACCAAGAATTATGGAAAACGAAGATATTGTTACTTTTGATTTAAGCAAATACCCGCATTCGGGGGACAAAGAATGGTCAATGGATGATCGGCACATCTACATGCTGCACCAAGAAGCAATCTCTGATTGGGAAGGCAGCAGGGTTGCTGTGGAGATAGGAAGTTTTAAGGGGCGTAGCACAACGGCTTTAATCGAAGCACTCAACATGGGAAAACTGGATCACCTACACATCGTAGAAATCGACATCAAAAAAGAACTTTTGGATGTCCTAAAAATGGCGGTAGATCAAACAAAAATAACCATTCACACCACTCCAGCGTGCAACACTACAATCACCAGAGCCGACTTTGTTTTCATTGACGGGAATCACGATTGGTGGGCAGTCAGCGACACTCTTCGGGCGGTAGCTTGGGGTGCCAAGGTCATTTGTATGCACGACACTAGTGCATTCCCCAGAATGAAAGGATGCTGGGGAAGTCACCACGCAGCGCAAGCCATGAAAATAGCAAAAGGCCGAACTTGGAAAGAGGATTGCGCGGACAGACCGTCAGAGCATACTTGGAGAGGATTCGCCGTATCCAGAGCCATTGAGGATTAACCAACCACCAACCACCAACCACCAATATGACACCCACATTTGACTTACAGAAATACCCACTTGTCCAATCAGACTGGATGCAGATGGACGACCGCCACATTTACATGCTTTATGATGCTGCCATCTCCGACTGGAAGGGCAGCCGCGTAGCCGTGGAAATTGGCCCATGGAAAGGACGCACGACCTGCGCATTGATTGAGGCCCTCAACGCAGGTAAGCTCGACCATTTGCACGTCATCGAGCTAACTCCGACCCCAGAACTTCGCCGCGTCTTAGCGTTCGCCAATGACCCCAACAAGGTTACGCTGCACACAACGCCATCATGGGATTTGACAACTATCTCTTCGGCCGACTTCGTGTTCATCGACGGCGATCACCGTTGGCCTGCGCTTGCCGATACTCTCCGCGCCCTCGCATGGGGAGCCAAGGTCATCTGTATGCACGACACTCAAGCGTTCCCACGCCTGAAAGGCTGCTGGGGGTCTTGGAATGCTGCGAAGCTGCTAAGACAGCACCCTGACTGGAAATGCACCGAGGACGCCATTGACCGTAACAGCGAAAAAACATTCCGTGGGTTCGCCGTTTTTCGACGCAAATAATCACCATTACCACCACCATGCAACTAGAAGTCCATACCCTACGGTTCGGAAACGACCCGATCATAGCTGAATGTTCTGCCACCCTCGACCAGTGGTGCGAACGCCACAATTACCCACTGACTGTCTGGGACAATTCCCATGACTACCCAACGCCAAAGCTCGTCCAAATGGACATGCTTGAACAATTCCTCAAGGGGAAAAATGATGTCATACTCTACGTGGACGCGGACGTGTTCGTTCGTTCCGATACCCCTGAGTTCCCCATGCGCAAAGCATTCTGCGTAGCCACCGACCGATGGCACACGATGCACAATCGCTTCTGGCGCGAGTGGTCGGACAAGAACTACGGCGAAATCGCAGGGACATCTGAATGGAATTATTTCAACGCAGGTGTATGGAGTTGCGACAGAGCCAACGCCAAGAAGTTGCTTGCGACGATGCGAAACACCGAGTTCGTCGAAAAATACCAAGAGCAGCACTGGTTCAACACCTGCGCGGTGAAATCCAAGGTCAAGGCCGAAGTATTGTCTTCGCATTGGAATCGCTACTGCCGCGACTTTGAGCCATCGTGGTTCGTCCACCTTTGGGGGAATCACAAGGGCTTCAACCTCGATCTCGTAAAGCGTCTTGGGCTTCTCGAACTACCGCCGTCCGACTCTGTGCGTTACAGCGTAGCACCACGGAAAATGCCAAAGTCCGACAAGATCATCGAGCTAGAGTTCGTCAAAAACTGTGGCCTCGGCAATCAGATGTTTGAATGGGCAGCGGCGTATAGCCTGTCCCGCACGCTCAACCTGCCACTCCGCTGGACGTGGAAGCCAAGCAGCCTACGTGAGTTCAGCCTTGGGGTGTTCGGACTTGCTGAGTCCCCTGCTCGGGATGAGCCACTCCTGATGAACAAAATTGGTCAAGGGCATCGCGGGCTGTTCGATATTGCCAAGTCGCGAATCATCGGCTCGAAAGATGAAGTGTGCCGCATCGCCTGCCCGTTTCAAGCGGAAGCCTGTTTTGGCGACCATGCAGACGAGATTGCCTCAATCTTCGAGCTAGAGTCTGTGGAACTGCCAAACCCCGAAGGGACAACACCTGTCGGAATACAAGTCCGCCGTGGCGACTACCTGAAGCATAGCCGCCTTAATGTCACCACCCCTGACTACTTCGTGAACGGCATGAAGTGGATGGCAGAGCGAGTCGTGGGTTGTCATTTCATTGTGGTATCAGATGATCCCGACTGGTGTTCGGATTTTTTCGCCCACTACTCCAACGTGACTGTCATGCCCCCACAAGAGCCGATTGAGGGCATCCGCACATTGGCATCCTGCCATCACCACATCATCAGCAACTCTACCTTTGGATGGTGGGGAGCATGGCTTGGCGAGCGCAAACATAACGGATACGTAGTGACTCCCGAAATCTGGCACACAGGAGGCAACTCCTACGGCCAATGGGAGCCAGTCCCGAAACGGTGGCACAAAGTCAGCATTCACCCTGCGATCAAGCTAGAAGTATCAAACCCACAGCTAGGCAAAGATACTCCTGATCTTGAACGTGCCATCGTCTACCCGTGGAAAGCAGATGCCGAGAAGTGGCACGAACTGCGGTATTCCCTGCGGGCTATTGACACGTTTTTCGAGGACAAGGAATGCCCCATCTACATTATGGGGACGCAGAAACCCGGGTGGCTGATCGAGGGCGGACGCGTCCGATACATTGGGGCATACACCTACCAAGAAGCTCTTGCCAAGGGTGTGCAGACCGCCAAAAAGGTTCTGTGGATGAACGACGACATCCTGCTTCTCCGCCCTACCACATGGGAAGACTGCGAAAAAACCTTGTATCTGAAAGACATCCCCGAGGATTTCTGCCGACGTGCCGACCCGCAAGCTAACGCATGGCGTGTAGGCATCGTGAGAGTTCTGACCATGCTTTCGGAGATGGGAATCAAAAACCAGAAGGTATTCTCAACGCACACTCCCTACGTCTACGAGCGCGAGAAAGCAATGGACGTGATTCGCAAGTTCGGAGTGTGGGAAAAATTCCCCATGGAAATGGCTTACTTCCACCTCCATGCAGTCGATCCTGTGAAAATCACCACAGAAAAAGCATGGGGCGTTCCGTTTGGTGAGGCTCAATTCCTTAACTTTGCAGACAAAATTCTCACGGAAGGACTGAAAAGGGGCATCACTGAATTGCTCCCGAACCGACCGCAGTGGGAAATGAACGTAGGGTTTGGAATTTAGCCCACACTTTTTTCTTGCCATCGGTCTACTTATCAGTAGTCTGATGGCAAGATGACTCCGGGCGAGCCACAAGATGTTCCTATTTTCCGAGGTGCCAGATGGTCTTTTGACTTTCTGTTCGTTGTTACGGCTACGGATGACCCGTTAGACTTGACCAACCTTGGGCCATTCGTGTGCGAGATAAAAGACCTTCGCGCCGACCGCGTTATCGTGGTTCCAACCGTTACTAGTGCCTACGATGACACTGGGACAATTACCATCACCATGACTCCCGAGCAAACTCGGTCACTGCCTCTTGGATACGTCCGCATCGGCCTCCGCGACTTTGAAGGCAATCCCTTTCTTGAATGGATGCCCGAGGTAAAATGGTTCACCCCTAACATTCCTTAAAAATATGCCAATTCCTGCCATCCAAGCCGTTATCGAAGGTGCTCCAATCCGAGTGGAGATAAAAGCCCCACAAGGCCCCGGGGGTGCAGCAGCAACGATTGCAGTCGGCACGACGACAACACTTGCACCCGGGTCATCGGCAACGGTCTCAAATGCTGGCACATCAAGCGCAGCGGTTTTCAATTTCGGCATACCGCGAGGCGCAGTAGGTGCGACAGGTGCGACGGGGGCAACAGGTGCAACTGGCAACGCAGCAACGGTCTCAGTCGGAACGACGACTACGCTTTCCGCAGGATCGCCCGCAACAGTCGTCAATGTAGGCACGTCAAGCGCAGCGGTTTTCAATTTCGGCATACCACAAGGCCCAACTGGTGCGACGGGAGCGACAGGTGCGACAGGTGCGACGGGGGCAAACGGTGGATCGTCTACGGCATGGCGATACAAGGCTAAAACCAACGCCACAAGCGGCTATCCGACAGACGGACATTTGCTTTGGAACAATGCCACTCAAACAAGTGCAACGGCAATCCTCGTTTCGCACAAGGATGATGAGGGTTCCGACGTTGAGCTTTTCCTTTCATTCTTCCTTGAAGGTCAAAAAATCTTCATACAAAACCGAAACGATTCATCGCAAAACCAGATTTGGGAGATCAGTGGGACACCAACGGTGACGGGTGCCAATACCTCGACGGCATACTATACTTTCCCCGTGACTTTGGTGTCATCGGCAGGATCGCCACTCACCAATGGTCACTCGATACTTTTTGGAACCATAACTCAAGCTGCCAACAGCGTTACAAGCGCAACGACCAGTGACGGCACGGCATCTCTAAATGTCGCATCCGTTCAGGTTTACCCAAGCGGCTCGATCTCTTTAGCAAGCACGAACTCAGGCGGCGTTGTAATACTCAGCGGACAAGCGGCTACCGATGTACGCAGCATTGCATTCCCAGACGCAAGCGGCAATCTTGCGCTAGTTGCTTCGACGACAGGCGCAATCGCGAGCACAGACATTTCAGACTTCACGACAGCGGTAGAGGCAATCGCGCCTAACGCTGTGACAAGTGCAACGACATCAGACGGCACGGCAAGTCTCGATATTTCCAACCTAACGCTTTCGCAGGATGTCACGTCTGGGATTCAGACTAAGATGACATTTACAGCCAATCCGACAGCAGTCGGGGATGGACAACAAATCATTTGGCAATGGTATAACGGCGGCAGTCCAGTCACCACGGCAGCTATCACAACCGAGGCAACAGGATCGACGAGCGACAAATTACTTTTCAAAACTAGCTATGGTGGATCAGTTGCAACATCACTTGACCTTAGCAACTCGCTAGCAACATTTTCAGGCGTAGTTTCCTCATTGGGTGCAACATATCAAACAGGATCGACATTTACATATAATGGATCAACAGCGACAGCGCATCGCACGGCTTTGGGTCTTGGGACACTTGCCACGCAAAACGCTGACGCTGCCACACTATCGGGAACAACCACGTTTAACGGCACGGCTTACACTTATGGGACAGGCGCAGCAACGGCGCACAAAGCAGCACTTGAGTTATTTACGCTTCTCACGGTAATGGAAAGCGACATCGGAAATTTTGTTGCTAATGGGGCAACCGCAGTAGGGGGGGCTGACGGTGACAATTTGAACCTCACAACCGCTACCGCCAACCTGCGCCCAAACGTGTATCGTTTCCGTAACTGGAATCGCAATCCGGGCAACTCTGGTGCAGCTAACGTTGTAATGCCAGTATCGCTAGCAAGCGCAGGAAATATTATCCATGCGGGAGCTGGTGCAAATGGCGCAAGTTTTCGCTGTGGAATTGGCATGGCCAATGGCGCATCAGCAGTTGCGGCAGACGCGAACGCTACTACTGGCAGGGGCTTCGGATGGCGAATTGCTTGGAATAATTTGACAAGCAAACTGGAATTTAACCTTTGGGCGCACAACGGCACCACTTATGTTGAAGGGACTGGAATCGACACTGGGTTAGGCGCGGTAAACCTTGACGGGTTTTTCAATGTTATTGTCCGTCTGGATGCGGCAGGAATCGTTACGGCGCACACGTGGTTTGGGAACAATAGTGCGGCATCCGTGCCAAGTTTAACCCCAACGGTAACGCTTGCGGGTGGGCCAACAAGTGGGGCATTTGCAAACCAAGGGATACCGCTATGGCTTGCAGCAACTCACTCGACAGTTGCCCCGCTCGCAGGGCAATCAATCATCGCAAAAATACTTAACCGCAAACTTATACTTGGATGAAAAACGAGACAGACAGAGATACAATGAGTCTAAGCATGGCGATGTTTCGCCAACGTTTGATTCTCGCTGGCATCACGCCAAACTTGGTTGACGATGAGATTGCAAAAATCCCCAACGAAATGGATCGAGCCTTGGCTCAGAACTCATGGGAATACGAAACAACCGTTCGCAGAAACTCAGAATTGCTCGCTGCTCTTGCGCCTAAATTCTCACTAACACCTGAACAGCTAGATGACCTTTTCCAATGAACGAAGCAAACTTCACGATCCCAATCGGCTGGGCATTAACGGGTTTTCTCTCGCTCTGCGGAATTGTCGGAGCCTTGGGTAAACTAATTTACTCACTGCTGATGTACCGTATACAGGCTTTGGAGAAAGATGTCACGCGACTAAGTGGCGGCTGCGGGGCGCACGGCTGCTTCTGGAAAACAATTCAACATCGAGACAAATGACATGATAGACGATCCAAAAAACATGGGGGAAGTATCTGACGGATACCACACCTTTAACGAACTATACGACCACAGATGCACGCTTTTTCTTGCTTTGATGGCAAGCAATCCGTCAATTTCTTGGGTGAGTAAAAAGCATCATGACGAAAGCGAATGGAATGGCTGGTTTATCGCTGGTATGGATTTGCCGACTGGAACGGTCACTTATCACTTGCCAGATGCAATGATGGAAATTGCAAAGGCGACAAAATGCGCAATACTTGACATAGGAAAAGAGTGGGACGGTCACACCGCAAGTGATGTCGTCAAACGCTTGCAAGATTGGATTTTGCAGACAAACGCATAGCTTACAAAAAATGATCCACCTCGGCACAGACTACGCTCGGACGACTGACAGCAAAGTTTATCGCTTTGTTACCAAACGCATCATCGCGACACCACTCCAATTCTTCCACCGCAATGCGGCATTCTGCGATAGCAGCGGAAGAGTCTGGGCGACAATCGAGGAGGGCATTCTCTATGTCTCACCAAACTACGCATGGAATGGTTGTAGTCCCAAACGCAAAGTGCTAGGTGTGTGGATCGGCACTCCAGATCATGCTACCAACGTCCACGCATCGCTAGTTCACGATGTGCTTTTCCAGTTCTCAGCCACGAATCATTTTAAGCTAACTTTTGAGCAGGTCAACGGGCTTTTCCGCTCGCTCATGCGCAAAGACCGTTTCCCGCTCTCTGAACCATACTACCAAGCGGTTATGAGCTTCGGGGAGGACTTCTGGAAGAAGGATAAGAGCGTGCATTCTAAACTACTATGAAACCAATCGCAGAATCACTAGTTATCACCGCATTGACAAAGCTCGGAGTTAAGGAAAGCGGCGGGAATAACAAAGGAAAAGAACTACAACCATTCTTTGCCGCTGACAACTACAAGCCAAACGCAACCGATGACGGCTACGCTTGGTGCGCTAGTTTTGTCTGCTGGTGCTTCCAAGTTGTTCTCGCTGGCCGATCTGTGACTTTTAAGCGTCCCACTACGCCAAGCGCGTTTGGATTTATTGACTGGTCACTTGCTCAGGATAAAAGCACGAATACCAAGCATGACCCAATGGGTGACATCAAGCGTGGTGACTTGGTTATTTTCAAATTTTCCCACATTGGTATCGCGTTGGCCGATGCCAAGGACGGCAAGATTCAAACGATTGATGGCAATACTAACGCCGCAGGATCACGCGAGGGTAATTGCGTCACAAAGAAAACACGCTCAGTCTCGCAAGTCAAAGCGCGTATCAGAATCACCGTATAACCATGAAAACTACCAGCAAGCTCATCTTAGTCCTCAGCGACCTCCATGTCGGCAGCACCGTGGGCTTATGGCCTGCGGACTTCCTTAGCAACGAAGGCAACCCCATCGGCCAAAACCAATTCCAGAAATGGTTGTGGAAATGCTGGTTGGATATGAACGAATGGGTAGCAAAAGTTACCGATGGCCAGCCATACGACATCGTAATTAACGGCGATATTGTCGATGGAATCCACCACAAAACCTTGCAGGTGATGACGCCCGACCTCGGCGACCAAGTTACGGCGGTAAAGCAAATCCTCGGCGATCTGATGCTGCGGGCGGCCAATATCCACATCATCAAAGGCACCGAGAGCCATACGCTCAATCAGGAAATTGCAGTCGGACGTGCGCTCGGAGCGAGCAAAAACAAATCCAATGGCCAGCACGCATGGGACAATCTTGATCTCGAAATGAACGGCAAACTCTACAACTTCGCCCACCACATCTCCGCGACCGCGCGGACATACCTCGAAGCCTCCGCACACAGCATCATGCTGGGCAATCTCAGCCATGCCAGATCGCGAACCAAGAAGCGCGTCCCCGATGTTATGGTGAGAGCTCACCGTCATCGACACGGAATTTGGCAGGACGGAAACCAGATCAGCGCAATCACAGGCGCATGGCAAGGACTGACGCGCTACGGATTCAAAGTCGTCCCTGATGCAATCCCGCAACCCTCTGCGATTATTTTCGATGCTCGCGGCCAAGACAAGACCGAGCTACCACTGATTCGCTCTAAAGTTTACACCTCACAATGATGAAAAAGATTGGTAATACCGAAAAACTAATGGCGCAGATGTCGAAACTGATCCTGCCAGAAATCCGCAGCGACGAATTTACGTTACAAGATTTCAGGGCTAAGTTTAAGATGCCACAAAGCACCGCGAGATTACTGCTACTCAACCAAGTGGAACAAGGCATCCTCAAATCGCGGAAAGTTTGCCATAAAGGCAAAGTGACAAACGCCTACTCAGACGCCAAGAGCAAACCTTAATTTCTTTCACCCACGTAAAGTTTTCCTTGCAATCCCACGTTGTTTTGACACAATCTCCGTATGCCAACAGTGACGTTTCTCAAAGAGAACCTGCAACCTCGCATTGCACCTAGCAATGACTACGAGTTTTTGCGCCTTCTCACCGAGGCAGATATGCGTCTGCTCGAATACGGCCGTTGGCGGTGGACGCGAAAAGCCACTACCCTGACCCACGAGGATGGGGTAATCAATTTGCCTTCCGCATACTCCTCGATCCTTGGTGCGCGAGTGGATAAAATGCCCGTGGACATTCGGGCGGAGGAATTCGAGTACGTCCCGGGCGGCGTGGGCGAGGTCGAACTCGGCGTCGGTAGCTCCCGTCTTATCGACCAAGGAGTAGACGAAGAAGGAGTTCGCCAATACAAGATTTCAGGGCACCTTGACGCGGATGACGTAATTTCCGCCATTGTGATGTATGCCCCAGTCACTCTCTACGATCCCGACATCCCTGACTCGTCGCTCCCCGAAGACGCTACGACCAACACCCTTTGCCCTGACATGACGGCATTGAAATTGACCATGCTAGGCATCATCCTCGAAGAAGCACTTGATCTAGGCAATGCCCGTAGCTTCATGGCAGACGCACTCAAAAGTCTCGACAACAAAGAACAGAACCAACGCGGCAATGCCCGACAACAAGTGAACATCCGCGCCCGAGGCGTAGGTGTTTCGCGTGTGCGCTCGTGGCGATAACCTCACCTCCTCAATACTATGGCATACCCAACAACTCCACGACTTGACAACCTCGCAGCGATGCAATCTCGCCCCTTGGGGACGAATACGGCGTTGTATCGTGATCCAACCACCGAGGCACTTACCCGCCAGTATCGACAGCAGAAGTCCGACTACGGAATGGCTCGTCGATTGCTGCGCCGCGAAGCTCGCCGTGGCAATGCTGACTCCGCGATGAGACTGATTGCCCTTGGCAAAGAAGCAGCCAAAGAAGGAGTTCAGTTTGGCATGGAAGGACGTGACCAAATGGGTGCTGCCGTAGCTCGCCAACGATCCACCATGGAGAAAGGTGCTACTGGAATGGGACTAGCCGCAGGAAGACTGCGTGAAGCCACTGCTCCTACGGGCGGTGCTCCTACGGGCGGTGCTCCTACGGGCGGTGCTCCTACGGGCGGTGCTCCTACGGGCGGTGCTCCAGTAGAAATGGCAGGGCCACCAACGTATGCAGCAACCCAAATGCGCCCAAATACGACACTAGGCCAACAAGCAGACAACGCGATGCGTAAAGACGGCGGGGACGACGCAGGCTTCCGCCAAGGACTTGCCCGTGCAATCTGGATGGCAAAAACTCCCGAGGAAACGAACGATTTACGTCGCGTCGGCCTGCAATCGGGAATTTCGCAACAACAGTTCGACCGGGTAAAATCCAAGTCAGATAATTCAACCGCCCTACAACGGTTGATCCGAACAGGTAGCACTAGAAAATAAACATCATGGCCGATCCTCTCACACAGACTGTCGAACAGTTCGCCCCAGCACCACTGAATATCTTTGACCAAAATCAGGCTGAGACGATCATTTCCAAATACTCAGGAGCCCGTCGTGAGTTGGAGGATGCTGCCACTGCGTTTGACGCTAACCGTGCAGTCCAGCAAGCCGAACAAGATAAGTATCGCATTGAGCAGGATCGCATTCGCACCGAGCGTGACGCCCTCCTCGCAACGCGGGAGGACGCGGAATACGCCCAACGCAAAGAGGCAGAGGCTATGCGTGGCGATCTGATCGCTGACATGTATGAGTCCCTGCGCCCGCAGGAGGAAGGCTACGATAAACGCATGGTGGACTTCTTGGGCAATGCCCCACCATCTATTCAGAATGACCCTGTATTCCGTGAAGTCCTCACGGGCTATAATCGTATGGCGGACAAGGCAGAAGAGCAACGTCGTCAGGATCGCGAGATGGAAACCCGCCAGAAGAATACCTTGGAGGCCATTCAAGCGCGAGCCCAAACCAATACTTTCTTGGCGAACCTTAAACCCGAGGATTACGCCGCCGCACCTAGAGACGAAAATGGCAACCCGTCACTAGAATACCTTTACAGCAAAGCCGCAGAGCGCAAGATCGAGAACGAAATTAACCTCCTGCGAGAGAAGGAAAAGATCAAAACCATGGGTCGAAAAGAGTTGATGGAGGCAAGGAATGCCAACGCGCAACTCAAAGCAGAAGCAAAACAGGTTGAGGATGTTCTCATCAATGATAAGACTGCGTTCCCAGATCGTGCTGCCATGGTGCGGCAACAGTATAAAGACAAACTTGGTCAGTTGGATTACTCAACAGGCAAGGCTACGCTGGAAGAAGCAGAAGCGTGGGACAAGAACAAGTTCGATAACGAGATCATCGCGGCTCGCGGCTATGATAGTCCAGAAGACTACGTAGACCTAATCCCGAATCTGAGCGTAGATCAGAGGCAGAGTCGATACAGTTTGTGGCAGCACGCCAATACCTACGGTGGTAAGGTTCCACCTAGAGTTTCAGAGGGGGCTGCGCCAGCAGGCAGCAATGTCAACGTCGAGGACATTCGCACAGCCGATGGCAAATCCGCACCAGCAGGTAGCAATGCCATCCCGCTGGGGAACGCTGCCGTTGAAGACATCCGCACGTCTGATGGGGCTGCCTCACCAGCAGGTAGCAAGGCCATCCCGCTGGGGGACGCTGACGTTGAAGACATCCGCACAGCCGATGGCAAATCCGCACCAGCAGGCAGCAAGGCCATTCCTCTAGGCGGTGCACCTGCGCCTGCACCCACGCCTGTGGTGGCGGGGCAAATTCCCGATGTGGACGCCATTGTAAAAGCAACATTGTCTGACCCATTGTTGGGACAGCAAGTTAAAAACGTAGAAACGTCCGACACTCTTGATGCACTTGGGGGCGTATACAGTACCGTAACCAGCCACGATTTAGGCAACGACAACCAGATCAATATAGTGAGATCACCATCCGGCGACTTCAAAAGAGTTACATACCGCACCGCTAACGGTTTAGGCCGATTGGATGGCCCAGCAGCGGTTGATGACAACTTAGGCAAAGTAACCCGAATGTATTTCATCGACGACAAAAGGCTTTCCGAAGAAGACTACTGGAAAGACCCCCGCGTCATCGAGTATGCCAAAACCAAGGGCACCGCCGCACCTGCGCCTGCCGCGCCCGCACCTGCTGCTACACCTACCGCGCCCAAATACACGGCAGAGCAACTTCTCAAAGCGGCTCCTGCGGGAAGTAAGATTGTTACGTTACCCGAGGGTACGCTTCGCATCGTAACTTCCGAAGGCAAAATACTTCGTCCGAAATAATTTTGGTTTGTAATTGAATGCAAACCCGTTTTACCTCATATTTTCTCCGCCATGCAAGAATTTACCCTAGAAGAAGAAACCGATCCAGAAGTGTTGAAAGCCGTTTCTTTACAGGTTCAACCTACGGCGGCACCAGCACCAGCCCCCGTGGCTCAACCCTCTGAAGTTCTTTTTGAGGAAGAAACCAATCCAGAGGTATTGAAAGCCGTTTCTTCTCTGGTTCGACCTGTGGCAGCACCCGCCGCCGTGGCTCAACCTACGACGGCACCTAAACGCTCGCTAGGGCCACAACTTGCGGAAACGCTCAAACAAACTGGTCTTTATCCATTGGCCACATCCGCCATTGCAACTGGCAAATACAACGACATCCGACGCAAAGAATCGGGTGATTGGGAGTTGCCGTTCATGGCGGCAACCACTAAGGAAGGTGGAGTCAAAGAGCAGTTTGTGACGGTAGGAGCCGCGTTAGAACAAACCTTTGGCGGCAAGCTGCGAGACACATGGATGACGGACTCGCAACCCGTCCAGAAAGTTTTCCACGACTTCCAACAGGCCAACAATCTTTCCGATGAGGAAATGAACGGGGCATGGAACGACTTTTGGCGCATGACAAAAGCATGGGACAAGGACGAAAAAGTTCGCCTGTTCTCCGATGGTAGGATTCGCCTCAACCCAATGTCCACCGACTATTTCGATGACCAAAAGGTTCAGGAAACGCTGGACAAATCTGGGGTGTCAGAAGCCGCAAAGCAAGAGTTCAAGGCAGGACTTCGCGAGAACCGCTATCAAACCGCAGCAGAAAAGATTTTCGCGTATGAAACCGCAATGGGCGTATTGAGTTCCCCAACCCGTAAACAATCGTCATGGGGCATTGATGATTCAACAGCAGTAGGTGCTTTCCTCACAATGGGAGAAATCCCAACACCTTCCAAATACGCCGAGCAAAAAGGTTATTCCGCTGCGGTGCTCAACACCCCTGAGTTTTTGCGCGAATACGAAACGCAAGTGATCGACAAACAAGGTGCCGCTGGCAAGTGGGCAAGAGGCTTGGCAACCGATGCCGTTCTTAGCTTCAACAAAATCGCCACAACAGGACTTGGTATTGGCGGGCTTGCTGGCAGCGAGAGCATGGCACAAGCTGCTGCCGCAGGTTCTGAAGCTGGTGGCATAGTATCGCAGGGCAAAACGGACACAGGCATCGCTGGGGCAATAGTCCAAGAATTGCCATCCGTGGCTGCACAAATCGTTGCTTCACAGCTTACAGGAGGTTTGTCCTTAGTTGCAACAGGCGGTCGTGCCGCAGGAGCCATTGGGCTTACGACAACGCTAGCTACCGCAGGTGCGCAGAGCGCAGGCATGACTTACGCCGACCAGAGAGCGCGGGGGGCTACCGACGACGAAGCCCGATCCAAAGCAGTAAAAGCTGGACTCAATACCGCAGTAATAACAGGAATCTTCCAAGGTCTCGGTGCTGGAGGCGTAGAACGTGTTGCGTCTGTGGCAAAACCCGCAGCATCCATCACCCTGCGCGATGTCATGTCGGCAGGGACTCGCCAAGAAGTATGGACGGCGACACGCAAATTCGTCAAGCAAGTGATGTTTGACACTCTTGGTGAGGCTTCCGAGGAAGCTATCGACGCGTTCACTAGTTCGTTCCTCCTTGCTAACCCCGACACCGACCTCGGCACCTTATGGAGCGATACGTGGGAGGTCGCAAAAGTAGGAGGCGCACTCGGTGGCGGGGTAGGAGTTGCTTCTAGGGGCATAGAAAAAAGTGCCCCACTGCTCACCCCTGCGGTGCAGCAAACTGCCCCACAGGCAGCACAGGCAGCAATGAACACTCCCATAACTGGCTTTGAGCCATTGCAAGGTCAAGCTGGCGTCATTGGACTTGACGGCAAACCAATTCCCATGGGGGGAACTGCCCCACAGGCAGCACAAGCCGCACAAGCCACACCCGCACAAGCCACACCCGCACAAGCCACACCCGCACAAGCCGCACCCGCACCTGTCGAAGCTGCAATCCCTGAAATTCAAAAAGTTGAGAACAAGGGTCGGGCAAAAATGGCAGAGCGGATTTTAGCATCTGCGGGGGTTGATCCAGAGTCTGCGAGTGTCCTTGGACAACGCCTTGCCCAATCGGTTGACCCTGATGGGTCAATGGAAACCGAGGCGTTCCGCCAAGGCGTCCTTGCCGAGTTTTCCGCACAAGGTGGAAGCAGCGAAGCCGACGTCCAGATTTTCTCCGAAATTCCCGAAAGCTATGCGGGAACTGACCAGTATGGCAGGACGCCAGAAGAACAGGCAGCTTACGCCGCAGAGCTCAACGAACAGACTCGCCAAGAGCGTCTGCGGGTGAACCGCACGTTGGCACAAGCACCTGCTGAAACCGCACCCGCTGCACCCGCACCCGCTGCACCAGCTTGGATGCAGGCGGATGTTGAGAGCGTAATGCAAAGCGTCCCCGACGCAACTAAGTCACAGGTGGAAGCGTTAGCAGCCGAACGAAAAACCACGGCACAAATTGCCCAAGAGCTGAATGTTGATCCAGCTATCATTGGCCTCTTAAAAATTGGGTTAGGCATTCCAAGTTGGACTACCGCTACCACTAAGGGTGGAGCAGCGGTAGAAGATTTAGCTTTCACCGCATGGAGAACCGACTACCTTAAAAAATCGCAGCAACCAGACAATCAGCCGCAATATCAGCCAACTGGTCTTTCCGCAGTAAGCCAAGAAGAGCGGATGTCACTCATTGGAGAACTTTTGGCTATTAAACCAAAAATAGAAATAGGGGTAAAAAACCCAGACCCGAAAGACGTCCAAAAGGCTGTTGATGTTGCCCAAAAACTTTCGGGATATACTGATTTGGAATTTGTGAGGGCGAACGTGTCTGATGTTTTCCGCAGCAAATCAACAGGTGAGTTTATCAAAATTACGTTTAACCCGACTGATGAGTATTTTAACGACGTTAAAAAGCAAATGGAAGTCCTACAAAACGGGGGACAAAAATTTGCAACCCTCCCCGAATACGAAGTTATTATTCAAGACCCAGACGGTGGTAATGTAGTTCTCATAAAACAAAAACCTGTTGGCATTGAAGGTGCTAACATCGAAAATAGAACCAAAAACGACAATCTACTTTTTGAAAAACTCAAAAGTCAAAACCCATTAGCGGGGGACGAGAAAGCACTTCGAGTTGAGACCGACCAATCGCTGAAGAACTTAGGGCTTGTTGTGGGAGCCGACGGCAACGTAAGAGCTTTTGCTTTTGACTTTGATGGTATTTCTGGGGTAACGGAATCGGATATAGCACAAGCCATCGACGTGCTTAAAACCACACCAGAGATGGCGGGAGTTCCGCTCAGTGAGTTTTCAAAAGATGTGCAGGATCAGATACTTAAAGGGCAGTTTAACCCTGCGGTAACGCCTACGCCCGCTGCTCAAGCCACACCCGCACCTGCTCAAGCCACACCCGCTGCGCCTGCTGCACCCGCACCTGCTCAAGCCACACCCGCTGCGCCTGCTGCACCCGCACCTGCTCAAGCCACACCCGCACCTGCTCAAGCCACACCCGCACCTGCTCAAGCCCCCACCCTTTCCCGCGAAGAACTCAAAGCTACGTTCGACCTCTCGGACGAACAAGCTGAGGTTGCGGAAAGCATTGCACGCGCAATGGGGCTGACCGCTGAGCAAGTATTGCTTGCACGGGAAAAAGCCGCGCCTACTCAACAACCAACACCTACTACCGATGCCACTACAACAGGGAACGTCCAACCAAACAATCAGCCGCAATATCAGCCAACTGGTCAAGGAGGGCAGACCGCAGAAGCAGGCAGTGGCAATCGCCCTGTCGAAAGCACGCCCACGGGAGTCCCGCAAGCAGAAACGCCGCCCGCTGGAACAGGGACGGTAACGCCCGAGCCTACGCCCGAGCCTGCACGCCTCACCTACGACGAGTTCAAAACGCAGTATGAGAAAGCGTTCAATAACATGAACCGCTACACCCTCGACGAAGCTGGCAGCGGAGTTTACTTGGAAGAAATGGCGAAACTCGCCGATGCCTACCCAGATTTCCTGACGCAGTTTGAGGGAGAACAGGAGGCAGAACTACCCCCAACACCTGAGCCCGCGCCTACGCCCGCGCCCGAGCCTGCCCCCGCCCCCGCACCACGTCGTCGCGTCGGTGGCGCACTCACGCAGGGTCGTGTGGGAACTACGCCAGTAGGTGATAGGCTACGTGCGCGTGCGGTGACTCCCGCTGTGGAGACTCCGACACCTACGCCCACACCCGAGCAGATGACCCCCGAGGAATACGCTGCCATGAAAACAGGCAGAGCGGAGCGCAACCCAGATCGGAGAATAAACAACTACACGCAAACTGATACTGCGTGGGACAATGCCATTTCAGAGCATGAGGATTTGAGCATCGCTGCGGCGGAGGCAGGACTTCCCGCCCTCCCACAGAACAAACCTAAGAGACTCCGAACCCCACAGGAGCAACTAGAAATAGATCAAATCCGCGACGCGGGGAATCCGCAAGCAGGTAGCCCCGGAATGCTTAAAGTAAATCGAGACGATCACGCTCAAGAAGTAGCGTTCGGCGTAAAGTCGAGCCTTCCCGTCTCCGCCGAAGCCGTGGACACCTACGGCATCACACTGCCAGAGGGATACGTCAAGCAGAACGGGCTGTATGTGTATCAGCCGCAGAGTGCTGCGGACGGTAGTGGGGTTGGAGAATTGGTTACGGGACAACCCGTGGGCTCTCCAGATGGGGGAATGACGGAAGAAGGGTATGAAATAGCAAAAGACGTTGCGTCGCTGCGCCGTGAGCAAGGGAAACCAAACCTCAAACTAGAAGCGCAAATCGCAGCTTACGAAGCCAAGCAGCGCGGGGAGCAAGTAAACGCTGGAGAGATATTCTCTGACATCGTTGCAGGACACCCACAAGCAGAGGTGTTTGACGCACGTCTAACTGGAGCAGTTCCAATCAAAGTTCGTTCACTGGAAACCGCCGAAAGAAAATTATTTCAAATTCAAAAACTCAAAGGCGACTTGGTGCAGAAACTTGGAATTTGGAATTACCGCAATTCAAAGGCCAAAACAAAGGCGGAAAAATCAAAACTTGAGAAGGAATACCCCAAAGATCAGCGCGGTGCAGATCAACGTCTTGTTGACGCAATCGCGGTTGAGACAGAACCTGCTCTGATAAAACTTGTCAAGCAAGCCGAAGAACTCGGACTGCCTAAAACGGATGCTGAGCTTACGCCCGCGCCTACGCCCGCACCCATCAAACTCAAAGGCACAAGCTCTAAAGCTAGACGTGCTGCGGAAGACATCCGCGAGACATTGGGAGTGCCCCTTGACCCAGACTTCGAGAAAGAGATTGAACTCGACAACGGTGTTACCGTGGAAATTGATTCTTTCGGTGATTTCGTCACACTGACAGGACTCAAAACCCCGAAAGAATCCAGAGGCAAAGGACGGGCAACGCAAGCTCTGAAGGAAATTGTTTCCCTCGCTGATGATGCAGGAGTCCCCATCAGAATCGTTGCAGAACCATTCGGCACCGATGGGATGAACAAAGCCCAACTCATCGACTGGTATTCCAAAAACGGATTTGCCCTACAAGCTGATGGTGAGACAATGATCTATACTCCAGCGGTAAGGTTCTCGGTTGATGACAAGCTCATCATGCGATCCACGTTTACCAACGAGGATGCCGAGGTGTCCTTCCGTGGGTATGAGGGCGACAAAGCAATGGTGTGGACTGGCAGGACTCAAATGGCAGTTCCTGTCGAGTGGCTCCGCAGACCAACCGACCCCGCCCCAGCAGCCACGACCGAGTCTACACCCACACCCGCGCCCGCACCAGTTGAGGCACCCACCGCACCAGAAGTTAAACTCACCCCCATAGAAAAACGCGCACTGGCAATCTCCAAGCTCAAAGGAACCGAGCTACGGGCGAACGGGATTACCTATGTCCCAGAGAGCGTAATGACCCTTGAACGTCGCAAGTCTTTGCTCACCGAGGGGGAAAAAGCCAAGCCATTCCTCCCGTCTCCTCGCGGTGGGCCGAATATAGAAGTGAGAGAGTGGGCTGAGGTCACAGGCGATCCGTATGCTAGAGGATGGGCGATCATTGATCGTCGCAAACCTGCGCCTACGCCCGAGCCTACCCCGACACCCACACCCGAGCCTACCTCGACACCCACACCCGAGCCTACCTCGACACCCACACCCGAGCCTGCCACCAAACAGAAAATTGATACGTTTAGCGGTGAAGAAATTGCCTCACTGAATGAGAAGTCCTTGCCTAAAGGCTGGACTGCCAAAGACCCCAAAACTTTGGTTGACCCCAAGGGTAAAGAGTGGACGTTGACTCGCGTCGATGAAACCCGATTTACCCTGTCAGATGGGGATGCCTCGTTCTCGTTTACCAAACCTGACACTGAAGGCCTTCCACAAGGAAGAACGAGGGCTGACGTGCTTACCAGAGGGGCATCGAGAATTGGTAAAGTGATCGAAGTCAATGATGTATCCGACACTGCTGTTATTGAAGTGGACGGGGTGCGTGCCACCTACCGTTCAGATTTGAAAGGTGAAAACTGGGAGCGTATTGAGGGTGACGTGGAAATCCAAAAGTTCAGGACACGCACCAAGAGCCGAGCCGTGCAGCTATTTGAGGAATCCCCACTGTTCATCAGTCTCATAGATGGTGGCGGGGTTATGAGCATGTCGGCTGCGAAAAGAATATACGGCACCAAGTGGTATAAAGCGAATAAATCGCAGTGGAATGGATCAGGCGTCCTCCGAAAAAACCCACAGTTCACTTCGTTTTACACTCAAAACCCAAATGCCTCTACCCCTGAAGAACTTGCAGACGACCTCTACAAAGCCAACGCGATCAAAGGCGACCAACCACAAGACCTATTCAACGCGATAGCAACGGAGATTGCATCAGCCCGCAAAACCGCAGCGACAGAGAAAGCTGAAGCCGAATCCTTGAGCCAAGACGAAGACTTCGCTCGTGCTACAAGCGATGGTGAATACAAGATCATTCTGGAAAAACTCAGTGAGGGCGATGTTCTATTTATTGACGGGGAAGAAGTGATCGTCGATAAGATCATTCGTAACCGAAATGGGCAGCTAATTCGCATCGACTTCGACGGCGGTAAACGCTTCGGGAGTCCCACGGTCAAAGCCGAAGCTGAGTTCATCTACGTCGATGATTACTTTGACAACTACGAATTCACCCCCGACGAGGGAATCGAAGATGAAGCTATCTACGGCGCGGCCGAGGACTTCGCCCTAGAGTCCGTCACCCAAGACCAGTTGGGTGAAGAGGCAGCGGCACAGAAACAGCGTGACCAACTCGCGGAACGCCAAGCGCAACGACTTACAGGTGACGCAGGCATTATTGTCCCAGACATGTTCGGCCCTACTGAGGGTCAAACTCCCTTGTTCAACGAGCGTAGGGACGACCTTCGGTTTCAACGCCGTCCCCAAGGTGCCAAAGGTTTCGCCAAGCTCCTTGCTGATGGTAAAGTCCTGCTTAAAGGACTACTGAATCCCGACTTCACTACTGCCGTGCATGAAATGGCGCACGCCTTTGAAATGACGGGTTACACAGGCCTCACCGACGAGGAAGTCGCCACGGTCAAAACATGGGCAGGGGACGCGAACCCCAACAACCGCAAAATGATGGAACGCAAAGCGAGCGAGAAATTCGCCCGTGGTTGGGAACGCTATCTTGCGGATGGCAAAGCCCCATTTGCCGAACTCCAAGCCATCTTCGATAAAATGGCGAAGTGGATGCGGGAAACCTACAAGACAATTACGGGTAGCCCGATTGACGTAGAAATTTCCTCCGAAGTCCGCGCCATCTTCGACAAGATCGCCGCCCGCATGGTTGCCCCATCGACCATTGTCACCCCATCGGGAACCCAGATGACGACCGAGGATGGTTCCCCCTTACCTCCTGCCATCGACCCTGCATCCGACACCCCTATCGAGACAATGGACGATCTCGCAGGTGTGGCACGTTTCCACCTAGAGAACCCGCTCCCACCGCCGCCCGCACTCACGCAACGCGAGTTCAACACTCCTGAGGATGAGCCTATCCCGTATTCCGTGCAACGCGCACGGGCAGACATGGAAGCCGCCCTCTATGGGTATGACACTGCTGCGTGGAATCAGGCAGCGCAGACGTTTGGAGATTTGTGGGATCGCGTGACAAACGAGCCTGCGGGAACTGGTGAGGCCGAGTTGAATAAACTGATGATGTCAGCGAATCCAGATCGCCCTCTTACCGCCCTAGAAGTAGCTCGATTCACTCATGAGGGGTTGAAGCGCAAGATGGTTCTTGACCGCACATTGCGGGAATTACAAACCGCAATCTCTTCGGGCAACCGCAATATGGCCGAGGAAAAACAGAACCTCGTCAATGCGGCATCCGCACGTTACCAGACCATGCTTAACCAGATTGCTCGATCCCGCACTGCCGCAGGTCGCGCACTCAACGCTTGGAAATACGCACTCAAAGAGGACTTCTCCCAAGGCACTCTCTACTCCCGCGCTCTCACGAACTACAACTCCGTGCGAGTGGCCGAAGGCAAGGCCGCAGTAGATGCACTCCCCGAAGCCGAAGCCAAAGCAGTTGCCCAGTTCGCGGAGCGCATGGCCAAGATGCAGGAAGAAATTGACGCATTGAAGGAAGCGCAGCAACTTGGTGTTGACCGCGCAGCCGAGCAACAGGCCATGATCGACGCACTCCGCGCCGAGCGTGACGCCGCCAAGGCCAAAGGTTCCACCAAAGTGCAGGAAGTCACCCGCCGAGTGCTCGTGGACAAAGTTCGCAAAGCAGCCAAAGAAGCTCGTGAGCGTTTGGGTCTTCCGCCTATCGAGGATAACACTCGTTACCAGATGGACTCTGCCAATGATCCAACGTGGCGTGACCGTGTGATTGTGCTTGCTGAAGTCCTTGTCGCTAACCCCATCATGAGCACAGCGCAATTCGCTGACCGCGTGCGCGTGATGTTCGGTGCCGCCTACGCCGCAGTGGCGGATCGCCTGCGCAGTGACGTTGACGAATACCTCCGCCCAATGATGGAGGATGTTTCTGGGACGGAAATGCCTACGCCTCAAATGGTGATGGAGTCCATTGACGGCTCCGAGGAACTCACAAACCAGATGGTCTACGACCTCGCCAAAGCCCACGTTTATGACGGTGCCAGAGACACGGAAGTCCTCGACCGCGTATACAGGGATTTGTTGGAGTTCTACCCTAGCCTCACCCGTGAAGACGTGGCACAGCTATTCACCCGCTACGGGGAAACCCGAGCGATGAACAAGAGCGAGGAAGCCAAGGCTCTCCGCGCAGCCAAGTCCTTGGAGTTGGTTCAACGCCAGATCGACGACTTGGAAGCCCGTGGAGTGATGAAACGCACAGGAACGAAGAAAGACGATCCTGATGTGAAATTACGCGAACTCCGCAAGAAGCGTGACGACCTCGCCAAAGACCTTGGGTATGCTCCTGTTGATCCAGAGACGCAACTCTCCTCCGCTCAGACTGCGGCGAAGAAGCGCATGAAGAACGAAATGGAGGAGCTTGATCGTGCGATTAAATCCAATACCCCAATCGTTCGAGTCAAGCGTGGTGTCAGATACACGGAAGACATGGAGCAAATGCGATCCGACCTCGAAGAGCTTCGCAAGGCCTACGCGGACATCTTCGGCCAACAGCGCACTCCTGCCGAGCGCATGAATGCAGTCATCAAAGACCTTGACCGCCGCATTGCCAAAGAGCGTGAGCTCATCAACAAAGGCATTCTGAAAGAGGATGAAATGGCGAAGCCTGCCGCTGTCGATTCGCCTGAGATTTCCGCACGTCGCGATCTACTCAAAGACCTCAAGCGTCAGAAAGAGGAGGCATACGACTTGGCAAACCCCGGGAAACGTGCCGCAGAGGTCGCCCAGAAGGAAGCCCAACGGATCACAAACTCGTGGATCAACAAACTGGCTGCTAGCCAATCCGATACCCCGACATGGAAATCGTCATCGAAACCATCTGCGGTTGAGGAGCTCATAAAGAGCCACATGGAAAGTCCCCAACCAGATTTTGCTCAAAGGCTTATCTCCTTGGGTGCCACTGCTGAACAAGCACGGATACTCGACTCTGAGATACTCTCGGAAGTGGAGAGACGGCGCATTGTTGCCGATGCCAGAAATTCTCCAGCAGAGCGCGAAGCACGCATCTTGCGTGATCTTGACAGACGAATAGGGGCTGAAATGAAGCTGATAGACCAAGGGCTGATTAAGCCTGAAAAGTCCGTAGCCTACGTCATAGACTCCCCAGATATTTCCGCTCGCCGCGAGAGACTCAAAGAACTCAAGCGTCAGAAATACGAAGCGTATGATGCACTCAATCCCAATGAACGGGCATTGAATCAGGCGATGAAAGCTGCGCAAAAAGCTCTCGAAGCTCGTCAGAAAATCATCAACGAGGGACTGCCTGCTGCGAAAGATAAAGCTGCTCGCGACGCCAATGTCGTCCCAACGGCCGAGCTTCAAGCACTCTGGGAAGCTGCCGATGACATGGATGTATTGATACGCGAAATGCGTAAAAATAGACCGCTCACTCCCGCACAGCAACTTCGTCAACTTGACGACGCATACAACACCGCTGTTCGGACTCGCGAGGTTCTGCGCAAGCGGATCGCTGATGGCGACCTTGTGCCTGCCTCTGGAGTCAAACCAACGGTCGAAAACCGCACTCGCCTTGTCCGCGAGGAGAACGCAGAACTTCGCAAGCAAATCACCCAGATGCAGCGTGACGCAGGCGTGGGCGTATTCGCCTACGACGTGCGTGAGGCCAAGAAAGTTGCCGCACTCGAAAAGAGTATCGACGAGCTTCGCCGCAAACGCGCAGTCAAAGACTTCTCCAAACGCAAAACTACTGAGCCTGTTACTAGTGAGCGCATCCGCACACTTGAACTTATCAAAGACAACGAGCGCAGGGAGTATGAGCAAGAGCGTGCGATGGCGGTATTCAAGACGCTTGGGCTCAGCAGCAAAGCACTCGAATACGCCATGGCTTCGTGGCACGCTAGACAGCTTTTCAACTTGGCTGGTGACTTTGGTGTATTCAACCGCCAACTTGGCAAGATGCAGTTGTTCGCCTTGTGGCAAGATGTCAAAGCAATTTTCCGCAGAGGCCGAGGTGTCAAACTTGCTGATGACACCATCATCGGGAAAACTCTCGCCAAGGGTTTTGAGGCGTTCATGGACGAGAGAGTCGAAGACCGCATCTACGCAGAAATGGCGACCGATCCTAGTTACGCCCTGAAGAAAGCCAACGGCTTTGACTTGGTAAGCCCCCACGAATCCTCCCACGAAATCAGTGCGGATGGTCGGGTGCGAGTCAATCCAATGTTCCTCTTCAATGACCGCGTGATTGCTTCCCTAGCGATTATCAAAGGCATAGTGAAAACTAGCGCGGCAGTCGCGTTGCTCCCCACGACTGGTGGTGCTACTTGGAAAACTATATTGAAAGGGGCAGGAGAAACCGTCGTAAGCACGGCCTTGGCTGTTGGTGGTGCTCGATTTGCAAAACGTGTGGAACGAGCTAACCGCGTCATCATAAACGTGGCACGCTGGGGACTCGTCGATGCTGCCATGAAAATTGCAGGGAATGTTGACCCATCCGTAAACCCAGATTACAGCCGCATTGTTACGGAAGCCATGATGACCTACACAGGGAAAGTCGCAGGCCAATCTGGTTTCTCCAAGGGAATGAAAAATAACTCCTACTGGCTTGGCATCATTTTTAGCTTCCCTCAATACGTAGTGACCAATATGCAGAGCGTTGTCGGTATCCCCCTTTGGAGTGCGCTCTACCAGACTACACTAAAACGCCCCGAAGGACAGTCATTCCGCCCACAAGCAATCGCAGCAGTAGCTGCCCTTCAAGCGCAGTATTACCTTGGGACTTCCGCAAAAATCCTATTCTGGGCAATGCTGCTTGGTGTGTGGGACGAGGAAGATAGCGAGACGGAGTTCGGTGTCGTGCTTAATCCGAAACATCCCTACTTCGGATGCCTAAAACTTGGTAAAACATTCATTGACCTGAACCCTCGTGCAAACAAATGGATTTCAGATTTGTCTCGCATGTTTGGCACCACTAAGCTCAATGAGCGGGCGTTGAAGGATGGATACCTTGTCCCCGATGAGGCATCGAGTTACGACAAGACCGAGATGCTGCAAAAGTTTGCTTATGGCCAGATCAACATGAACTGGAAAACTCTTGCTGACCTCTCGATCAAAGGGGAGCTTTACCAAGGCGGCGAGTTGGGGCGCATGGGTGGCCTGCAACGCACAGACGTCATTCTGACTGAGATCGCTGCGAACTTAACGGCTCGCGACATTTGGAAGATGTATAAAATCCACGGCCCTGCAACTGGCTTGGCTCTTTCAGGAATGATTATGGGTGGTGCAAACGTAAGCGTGCGTGAAACTAAAGACGAAAGAGAAAAGCGCAAAGCTGAAGAACGCCGCCGTTACAAACCCGAATACCAATAACATACTATGCTCTCTGTAAAACGCGACATCGACAAGCCCCCCGAAGGGTGGAAATACACCATCCCCGAAACGGGGGCGGTAATCAAAGCTGACTTCTATACCGTATTGCGGGATCGGGTCATGAGGCATCGCAAGGCGAACAATCTGCCGATACCCGACGACTACGAAGCATTCTTGCAGGATGCGGTGTGTCAGGAGACAAACCCCCCGGGCTCCCGCTGCGGGATCGCCGCACCCAAGCCCCGTGAGAACAAACCAATCCCTGTGCTGCTGCTCTCCCACGTCCAGAGGTTTCTGGAGACAGTGTGGGCGGCAATCGTAGATCGGAGGTTCGTGAGTGCTGAGACAGCCAAGGAACGAATCGGGGTGTGCCTGACGTGTCCGCTACGCACCACGATGCCGGGCGGCTGCACAGGCTGCTACACCCTACTGGGGAAAGCGGAGAAACTGCTGACGAAGAAAGACGCGATCACCATAGAGCCTGATGCCGATGGCTACAAACGCGATGTGTGTGGTGCCTGCGGATGCTTTGTGCCATTGAAAGTGTGGCTCGAAAATAGCACGCTGGACAAAGCCGAGGGCGAGCGACGTCCTGCCTATTGGGAAGGATGCTGGAGAAAATAAAAATTTCTGTTGACGGGGTGAGAGAATTTGGTAGTTTCGGCCGCCCGCATGAAAGAATCCCATATCCAACGTGACATCCGCGCCAAGCTCGGAGAACTGCGTCTGCCGTTCTTCCGCTATCAGGTCGGCACCTTCATTGCCCCAGATGGGTCAATGGTTAAGATCGGTGTGGAAGGCGTCTCTGACCTCATCGGCATTATCCCATACACCGTGCGTCCTGAGGACGTAGGGCGAACCATTGGGGTGTTTGCCGCATTGGAGGTCAAGAAGCCCAATGGGGCTATCAGGAAGGCTCAAGGGCCATTCCTACACATGGTTAATAGGATCGGTGGCATCGCAGCCATCGTGCGATCACCCGAGGATGCTGCCATGGTGGCGGCAGAAATGTGGGATTGCGAACTCGTAAAGAAATACACAGACAAGCCACTCTAACCAATTACACAACATGATTATCCTCTACACAGTCCTCATCGGCATGGCATTGTTCACCCTGCAAATCGCAATAGAGTGGGTGCGGGTTCAATTTCGCTCAATCGAAGATGCGTTCAGCAAACCCATAGCGACATTCCAGCGGGAGCATCGTTCTTACATGGTAAGACCGTGCTCCGCTCGTAAATGATGGACTCACCCTTTTGGGTATTCCATTTCGATCAACAGTTGCAGGCAATGGATGGCTTTTTCCAAGTCCTGTTTTCCGTTTTTCTCTCTGTGCCTTGTGACATATCGGATCACCGATGATTCGCAATACGGTAGCCGATTCTTCTGGCAATACTCTGCTGGTTGGATGGCGAGGTGTTTGTAGTGCTTGCCTCCGACTTGGGTGGATAGGGCGTTGTTTTCTGGTTCACTCATAGTTCTTCTTTGGTTGGAGAATCTTCCATGCCTTGTGTGGCAAAATACCCGAGGTCATATCCCTCTTTGCGTCGCAGCCACTCCCGCACTAATCCTTCGTGGGCGTGGCGGTTCCCGACACCCATGTCGGCGAACGCGTAGTGTCCATCGTGGGTGGACGCTGATACAAGTATGAGAACGCTGTCCGCGTGCTCGCCAATACTTTCGGCGGCACGTTTCATGGTATTGACTAGGGTGTGTAATTCAGGGCTCATGGATTGGTGAGGTCTAGGAGTTTCATCCCGTAGTTATTTACGCCTTGCGGGATTACTACGTCGGGTTTTCGGATCAGGGCGTTGGATTTGAAAGGGCGGTAATCAACGACGTGGTGCCATCGACCGAAACGCTGCCCCACCGTCACCACATCTGGGTGTTGATCCCTCAAAGACTCTGCAAACTCCCTGCGGTTATCTGTGGCAGCATAGAGCTCGTCCGTATTGCCGCCTTTCATTTTCATGGTCTGGGTTTTTTGTTGAACGAAAGTGAGGAATAGCACTGTGCATAGTCCTGCCTTGAGACAACGCAGTGACAGGTCAGTGTCTTCGTTGTATTTGCCGCGCCAGTTAAATGGTATCGAGTTATCAATCAAAATGCAGGAGTAGATTCTGGTATTGAGACGGTAGGGTTTCCATTTTGCCCGTGACTTCACAAAGAAGTCATACTCAAAACCTGCAAGTGCTACGTTTTCGTATCGGTCAACAAAGTCCTCTGCGGCACGAAACATCGCGTTGCACACTACTTTGACTTGCAGGTTGTTATGCAGTCGGTTGAACCGTTCGATATTGTCATCAAGAATCCAGTGGCGTTTGTCGCCGTTAGCTCTGGAGTGTTCGAGCACCCAGTTCCGAGCGGGTATGCCGCCTTGTCCTAAATCCCCGAAAGGCAGTGTCAAGATTTTATCGTCGGGTATCACTTCGGCGTAACGGTCACGTTCTTGGGGTTCAACCACGATACGGTAATCTTGTCCCATCTCTTCGAGGGCTTTTACCGTAAGGCGACTCTGCCATCGCCCCTTGCTGATAATGTAAATTGGGTATCGGGTATTCATATCTCAAATCCGTCAAGTGGGTCTTCAACGTAGAGTAGGTGCGTAGTTCTGCGGGGAGGCATGTATGGATACCATAGGCTAGGTTGCTTGCGTGTGATTTTTTGCCCCATCAACTCAGCGAACTTTTCTACGTCCTCGTCGTTTCTGAAGTGCACAATAATCTTGCGATGTGAGGTTTGATCCTGTGATTTGAACTCTGGCATACCTACCCACTCGGGGTCTTGGCAAGTTCCGTCGTCGAAAAATGATTCTAATTTCGGCATGGTTTGGTTGTCGTCAGTGATGATTTCTTGGCATAGCTACAATGTGGTTGCGCCCATAGTAGACTTGCCGTGCCCAGAAAACGGGTTTTTTGTATCCTCGGGCTTTCGCAAAGGCGATGAGTTCTACCATGGAGCGTGCGCTTTTCAAGGCTTCTTTTCGCTCTTCTTTGGTTTCCTCCATTCGCACGAGCGATCCAGATACACTCTCGATTTCGGCCTTGGTTTTCTTGGGGTATTCGTATCCGCAGTGAGGGCACGACGGGCTTGGTTCATGCACGAGAAAGCATTGCAGGCAGGTCTTGACTGGCTTAACGGCATCGGCCTTTTTTGCTTTGACCCGTCCTTCGAGAGTCCATGAGCGTTCGGTCGTGGCAAATCCGTGCTTGCGGACGTTGCCTACGTGGTCAAGGACGTATGCGGTCTTGCCCTCCATGGGGCGCAATGCCCTGCCAACCATCTGGAGGAACAATCCCAAGCTCTGTGTCGGGCGCAGCAGTTGCACCGCGCTCACGCAGGGCACGTCTAGCCCTTCGCCAATGAGTTCGCAGGATGTTAGCACCTGATACCTGCTACCAAGTCCTTCAATGCGCTCGGCACGTTCCTCATCCGAGAGTGCACCATCGACGGACGTAGCGCGGTATCCTGCGTCGCAGTAGGCCTGCGCGACATCTTTGGCGTGCTTTACTGATGTGCAGAACACGATCATGGGGACGCCATCGCAGATGTTGCGGTAGTGCTCGATGGCATCACCCGTGACCACTGACCGATTCATCTCCGCGTCCATTTCATCCTTGGCGTAGTCACCTGCTCTGGTGTGAAGGCTATCGACATTGGCGACTGCGGGTGGGCCATAATACTCTGCTGGGCACAGGAAGCCATGGTCGGTGAGCCAACGTGCCGATGGGCCAAGGATCATGCGCTGGAATACCTCACCTAGCCCCTGACCGCTCAGGCGGCACGGTGTTGCCGTGACTCCAAGGACGCGAGCGCGAGGGTATGCCCCTACCGTAGCCTTGGCTACTTTGCTGGGCAGGTGATGGCTTTCATCGTAGATGATAAGGTCTGGGGGCGGCATCAGGTGGTGTCGTCTGGCGAGCGTTTGGATCGAGGCGACCTGTATCCGCTGCGTTGGATCGAATGGCATTCCTGCTTTGACCATGCCGTGTGGTAGGTCAACCCTGTCTAGCGCGGAGGATAGTTGCCGCAGCAATTCCGCACGGTGCGCAATCACCCATACCCGACCTTTCTCCAGTGCAGCGATGTAGGCGATCACCACGGATTTGCCGCCGCCCGTAGGGAGGACTGCAACATTGGTGCGTGCCATCACCTCGAATGAGGCAATGACTTCGCAAGCGAGTTCGTGCTGGTATGGGCGGAGGGCGATCATGATTCACTTTTCCCTATTGCCGTAATCATTCTGGCGAGTCCCGCTTCGGCTTCTTTCTTGGTCGGAAAGGTATCGCCGAGAATTAACACGTTGCCGCACGGTTCGACGATGCGGGCGTGCCACTTTCCGTCCTTTTTATATGTTCCAGTTTTAGGCTTCATTCTAGTGTCTCTACGAATGCAGGGGTGTTCTCGCCCACGTATGCGCCTTCGGTGTTGAATTGGAAATGATCCTCGGCTTCGTCTTCGGACAGGCCTTGGGCTATGAGAATTTCAATGCACTTGGTTCGGTCGTAGACCGCAAAAGTGCGGTTGAACTGCCGCCCAATGCCCATAAACGCCTCTTCAAATCCGTCTGCCAACAGAACGCATTCGTCTGTCAATACCTCATCTAGTTTTTCTTTTAGTGTTATCATTGTTCCTTCAAATAATACGGTGCGATGTCTCCAGATGCTTTCAACGGCAAACCGTCTGTCCACTCATCTTTCGTGCAGAATGCTTCGGTGAAATCTTCCAATGTCCCGCTCGATGCCGACGTTTCGCACAGCACTTGGTCATGGATAATCATGCAGATCGGAAACCCACGGGCTTCGGACTCAATGCACCCACGGTTTAGCAAGTCAACGCACAAAGCCTGCGTGATGTTTTCAAACAATCGGCTCCCCCACGTATGGACTCGTCCCCACTTACTTGTGGGTGGGATTTTGCCGTAGAAGCTGATGGAGTCGATCCAATAGCCTTTTTCTTCACGTTTCCAAGGGTCTTCCAGCATGTCCTCTTCGTCGTAATATCTGAACACTGGTTTGACCATGGGGCGCGGGTAGTAAAGCCTACGTCCGCTGGGCAGTCGTATCGTCAGATACGGGACACCTCCCGCGTTTCCACATGCGAGAACAATCCGCTCGTTGCACGCAGTAGCGGTCTTTCCGGGATTTGCGATAACGAACTTCGCAGCATCTTCAAGCTCTTGCCATGCTTCAGGATATTTTGAGAAAGTAGCCCGAAAGTCTTTAACGTATGTGTTGCACTCTTTGAGCGTGCGTTTTACTCCCATGCTGGCGAGCGATTTACGCATCCCTTTCCCCCCAGTGCCGTAGATGCACTGCAATTCAAGGACTTTACCAACTTGACGCTGCTCTTTGGTAACTTCGTCGTAGGCGCATTTGAAAGCAATCTTGGAGGCCATGACCTTATACTGGCACTCGCCCCGCAGGATCGAATCCAACTTGTCGAATTGCCCACACGCCCATGGGCCGCCAACTGACTCCACGCCCACGTAGTCAAGATCGTAGAATCCTCCTGTCTTAGGCTGAATGAAATGGCGGATGGACGATGCGATTGTCTCTAGGGGAGACTCCCATAGTTCTTCAAACCATTCGTCTTCCCACCCTTCGCAGATCATTCGGTAGCACAAATGCGTCTCGTCTCCGACAGTGGACTTCTTGAAATTCTGAGGTTGGATGATCCTGCCTCCTGCGCGACCCGTTCGGGCAGCGTGCCACTGGATCGCCCCCCTGACGCGTCCGTCGGTGCAAGCGGCGTTGGCCATGGTTGGGATTTTGCTGAGAGCAGCAAACCCCATGAGGCTTCGCAATTTGAGTGCTTTAATGGCCAGCGGGGTCATGGTGGGCGGCGGGCTACATATCACTTTTTGAACGGTCGCTGCGGTGAGATTGGCTTCGGGGTATCCGCGCTCCTTCAACCACGCTAGGACTGCTTTGCCTTGCGACGCGTTCAGCCCCGTCATGGCGTAGAACTTAGCTCCCAGTTTTTCCTTCAGGCGATTGACCAGTCCGTCGGCGTTTTTCAACGCAGGCACGTTCACAGGCACCCCACGCCAATTCATTCTTAGGTCGAACTGAAAGCTCTCCAATACGTCGCCGCGTAAATCGAAGTGGTTGATCTTGCGATGCAACTCCTGCTCGACTCGCACGTCTTGGCGGCAGTATTCCTTGAATAGTTCCCACGCGTTTTTGAGGGTCATCGAGACACCTGCGCCTTTGAGTTGGACAATCCAATCGCCTCGGCGTTCAAGTTCATCGACTGGGGTATTGGTGGTGATCTTGTATCCTGTCTCGGGAGCGGTCAGCACTACGGCTTTTGACTGGTCGGAGAATACGCCGATCAGTGCCTTGCCACGGGAGTCTTTAGGGGCGTTGAGGCCGAAGAACTTAGCGGATTCTGCAAGCGACTCTGGGGCGGCAGCGCGACGGCACATTGCTAGTGTGCATCGCCATTGGTCAATATGGGGTGGGTCGATGCCAAGGTCGGGGCGCATTCGGTAAGTCGAAATGGCCAACTCAAACTGGGCATTGTGTGCGTAGATCGGGACGCCGCTGCCAATAGCTTGCTTCAATAGGGCGAGAGCGGCTTGTGACTCTTGGGTGTTTGGCGCAAGGGAATCCCACAGCACGGGCTCCCCGTCATCCTTGGCGATGGCAAACATGAGGATGCGGGTGCTTGGGTCACAGGCATAGCGGTATGCGCCTAGCGTGATGTCGCAGGCGGAGGTAGTTTCGTAATCAATGTGGCAGATGGTCATTTTTGTCAGTTTTTCAATGCGCGGAGGAAAGCTCTGCATACTTGTTTTGCAGATGGGACTGCGCATTCTATCCAACAACTGTTGTCCTCCTCGTGGATTTCCTCCAGAGCTTCGCAGAAAGCGACTGCTACTCCCTGTCTGTCGTTTTCCGAGGAATTAAGCCGTTCGGCTATTTTACGGCAGGCATTAAGGTCGTTGCAGTAGTCTGGGACATCCCACGGTGACGGCCCGTATGCTTCGAGCAATTCCTTGGTTGTAGGTTTGCGAGCGTCAGGCGGGTAGCCATGTGGTTTGCACCCTTCTACTTGCCCAAGGCACGTCCATCCGCAGGCTTCCGCGATTGCTATGTTTATTTCGTCGTCAGTCATTTTGGTTTGTTCATATCTTAAAATTTAGTATCCCGTTGGGTTGGTAGAAAGCAATATCCTCGCTCGCACCACTGGCGAACCAGCGGTAGAGGCGGCGGCGGACTTCGAGGAATTGCCGATCTAGGCGTCGGCGAGCCTTTTTGTGGTGGTGTGGTTTCATAGTATCACCATTTCTCACGGTTGGCCCACCACGCTGCGCTCATCTTGCCCTTAGCGATATTCTTCGCATGGCGAGACTTGAACGACTTGCGACGTTTGCGGTCGGCTTCTGATTCCCCTTCGCGCTTCGGTGAACCCGATACGCCCTGCTGCCCAAATCGGATCGTCTTGATCTCTCCACCTTCCTTCGCCACGACGACGTGGGATTTGGTAGGATGGCTTGGTGTTCTCTTCGGTTTGTTGAACGCGTCAACACCTGCTCTGGTAAGTCGGTAGTCTTTCATATTAGTATGCCCTTGTGGTAACTTCGTTAGTATGCCCATTTCGCATCTCCGAGTAACTCATCGCTATCACCCCACCACTCGTCCCACTGTTCGTTTGTCGCGACATTCCAATCAGGAATACGCTTCATGGCGTCGGCGGGAGTCAGGCTGATAGGGAGCCACTTGATGCGGTTATTAGGATAAATCCCAACCTGCCCGTTGGCAAACTTAATGACGTTGCCTTCTTTATGTTCTTCGAGAAGTTCCACGTCGCCTACGTCGATCATGCCAAGGTGTTGTGCTTCGGGGAGGAAGTCAATCGTGAACCAGTAGTGTCCTGCCATTGCCCCGTTGCCTCTCCCAAGGTTCGCCAATACTGGCACGTCGGCAAGCTGGCTTTTCTGCCACAGTTCAATGCTCCCAGAGAGGCACTCCCACATCTGACACAGGTGCAGTGGCAGAGGCTTGTGGAAGGAATCAGGCTCATACCAGTAGAGGCAATGCGGGGGTATCTTGTCATAGCACGCGGCGTAGACATCGACCCAGACTTGGAATACCAAAGGGCGATTGCGCAATGCGCGGACAGAGACGAGCCACGCAGGTTCGTATTCAGTGGGCGAGCCGCCGAACGCATCCTTGCGAACATAGACTCGGGCTTTGGGTAGATTGATGTTTCTCATTTTTCGTTTACGTTTAGGATTGAGGCTAAGATATTTTCCCCCATCGGGGTTAGTTTAATTCGGTTGTAATCGGGCGACCCTTTTAGGGGCGACACTCGCTGAACCATATTTCCGAGGACTTTGAGCGGTTGAACTAGGGATCGGATGCCAAGAATCTCCTTGAGCTTCTTCGTGGTTATTGACTTGGCATCGTCTGAGCGCGAGTAGATTGCGGCCAGCACCGCAGCTTCGTTGATGCTGAGGCCAACTGCGTTGAGGTTGCTAGCGAGTTTGGTTATGAAATAGAGTTTGTTCATTCCCAAGCGGCAAGTGAGTGTTTGAATGGTTGTCCCTCGATGTCCCGCACGGCTTCGAGCATGTCAGCGACTAGGAGGCGAGTCTCTTGTTGTGCGTCGGGCTTTAGTCGTAGGCTGCACAGGTGCATGAACGCGTGAAGGCTGCCAGTCCAGATGAACTTGGTCATCAGGCACAGGGGGAGGTGGCATCGAGCTTGCTCCTTGGACACGCCGAAATCCATCATCATATCGTAAATCCTCTTGGATTCATTGATGAGCTTTTGCACATCTTCAATGAAGACTTCATTCAAAACGCTGCCCAAATTGCCAGCACTGCCTTGCTTCGAGTCTTTCGACTGCAAGCGATACTGAGTCGGTGGCTCATAGTCATCGGAGAAGTCCACATACCTGCCGCTGATACTGTTGCGAGCCCAACCAATCTGGTGGGTGAACAACTGTCTCTCGACATAGATGGGACACTCGATCCTGAACTGCAACTGGGGGTGTCTGAAAGGTGTCGTGTGCTTGTGCTGTGCAAGGTATCGCAGGAGCTTGGCATCTTTGTCACCGAACTCTGCGACCTCTTTGTCGTAGCTGACTCGGGCTACGTTCGCGACCATGAGGTCGTCTCCGAAGTGGGATAGTAATTCTACTTTCATTTTTTCCATAGGTTAAGTGCTCTCAAGAAAGCCTCGGCGCGTTGGGCTGCGGTTGCAAAAATTATGTTTGCAATCTGTTTTTGAAGTAGGTCTTCATAAGTCCGTATAGCTGTGTAGCCTGATTTTATGATTACGACTTCTGCCTCATGCATCGCGTTGAGGTCATGAAGGTATTGAGGTAGACAGTTGTCACCTACATAGAAGCGACCTCTCATCCACCATCCTTTCTCTTTAGTCCCGTGCTTGCCTGTATTTCTTTCGTCTTCAGTGTAGCCGCACGCCTTAGCTATCGCTATTCTTTGTTGTTCTTCAGTCATTGCTTCTCCTTCCATTGCCAAGTTGTTTCTCCCTTTGAGTCAACCACGTATTCAGCATGTCCACGCTCAACTGCTTGTTTGCGTAGATCAGTTTTTTGATTACTTGAAATAAGCAAGCAGATGGCAAGAGACAGTGATATTACAAACATCAAGCTACCAAAAGTTATGTCAGTCATGCTTTTCTTCTTTCCATTGCCAATTTGTTTTTCCGTCACTGTCAACCACGTATTCAGCGTATCCATGTTTCACGGCTTGTTTTTGGATGTCGCTATTATCAGCACCGACAGACATTAAATATGTCGCATAGCAAACAAAAGCAATAACAGCAATACAATAAACGCCAAATATGTAATCCATATAATCAATAGTCTTCATTTTCTATTTCAATTTTCCCGCTAGTTGTTTGTAATTCTGCCATGGCTCGTTTCAAATATACCGCCATATCTAAAGATTCCTCGTAAGCATGTTGTAACCATTCCGTATGTGACAGCATGTTTTCCGCAACGCTAGTGCCATACTTGGCAATGCCTACTTGCTGACGCTTGGCGATGTCTTCACATACTAGAGCTTCGATACCGCTAACCTTTTTTCTAACATCAGCAACATGCTCACTATGCCGCGCTAGAACGTCAGCTAGTGGCTCGCCTTCATGCGGTATAAACACAGTTGGCAACATCTCTTGCGGCTCAACCCACTCAATCAAACTCTCACGCCAGTAATCGGCGTAGGGCGGGTGGTCTAGGTTAATGGCGTGTTCACCAATGTCTGGAACAAACGCAAAAATACCAATATCTGATGTGTATGTCGTGTCGGGTTCTCCATCATAATGCCAAACGGCTCCATCTTCATCCTGTGCGATATACTTTGGCTTCTCAATCCCCGCCGCTTTGCACGCTGCTAACAGGGATTCCGATAGTTGTTTTGTCATGTTCATAGTTGTTTTTAAAGGGATGTTAGAATTATCATTTTTCCATCCGCGCTTCTCCAGATCAATGGCAAGGCACAATTTGTCGGCATGACTATATCGCGAGTAGTGATTTAGGATGTAATCTGCGTATTGCACGGCTTCGGTTGATGGAGAATAAGTCGCGGCAGAATAATCATCACCAGTTTTATTTTGGTGAATAGTCCATTTGTCGTGCGGGTATTGTACTAGGTTGGGCATGGTTTATTGTGGAAGTTGTTGTTCTGGTGTGTTCATGGTTCTTTCTTTTCTTGTTTATCAATGTGGCATTGCGGTTTTTCCCCAAACCTTGCAATCGGAGCATCGTCGCTTCCCCACCAATTAGCGGCTGCGGCTTTTACCGCTGGAGTTAATGCGCGACCACATTCATTTTGCTTGTCGCACGTCTCATAAAACGGGCAGAATGTTTTATCTTTATAGTGTAACATGGCTCCCTCCTTTCGTGGCTGCTAGGGCTTTATGAGCGAGCCAATAAAACTCTAATGTTATCGCAAATCGGTTTTCACTTATTGGCTCGTATTGCTCGATCTTTGTTAACGCCTCAGCCAGCGCATCGCGCTGTTTGGTGACTTCGTTCATTTGCATTTGATGGAAAAACATTGTTGCCCCGTGTCTCGTCTCTAGCATTTCGATGGTTTCTTTCGCCTCGGCAAGCTCGCGTTCGAGTTGCTCAATGCGTTGCGAAGCATCTTTGTAATGAGAGTGGCGTTGTGCTATGTCGATTGGACTGTCGCACCATAGATTAGGAGGCATGTTCAAGACTCCGTGCAACATCACATCACTCATTGCTTCCTCCTTTCACGGCTGCTAGGGCTTCATCTGTCCTCGGCGTATCACTCATATTCAGTTAGTCTTCGCAGTTATCTTTAGCTGATTGACACAGGCAAAGTATAAAAACCATTGCGTAGATGCCGATGATTGTGCAGAACGCTGCAAATACTGGGTGTTGTTTGATGATGTCGATCATGGTTGTGGGTGTTCTGTTTGCAACTGTCCCTTAATTTCGGCTGCTAGCATTTGCAGTTTGTGAACCTCTGGGCAGCATGGTGACGCTGCGTATAGCGCGTCGATGAGTTGGTTAAGCAATTCAACGGGATTTTTCATACCTAAGAGTGGTTTGGCACGCCCCCATTGCGGGGGCGCACCTGTTTGGGATTAGGCCTCGTATTCAGCTTCTTCGTCGTCAGATGGCAACTCGGGCATTACGTTCTCGGCAGCAACGCGTGCTGCACCAAACGGTTCGCCGTCCTTGACAAACTGCACGATCTCCAAGCTCGCTGTGATCTTGCCCCAGTTTTTTGGGACAAACAGTGAGATGAGGAAGTTGCAGACGCAACCTGCGTAAACCTTGCCAGACTCGCTGCTGTCAATGGCTTTGCGTGTGCGGTCAACCACTTGTGGGCGGTTTTGCGACTCTGCGCGGTTGGCTGAGATGACCCAGTAACCCGCAGTGTTCTCATCGCCGTCCTCTCCATCGCCGTCTTTGATGCACAGGTCTTTCGACTTGGGCTTGACGCCTTTGAAGTGGAGTTTGGTGAGACGTGCGATCTCTTTGTCGATCTTCGCCTTGGTAGCCTCGTCAGTTTTTGGCAGATAAATCTGGCATCCGTAACGGGGTTTGCTGGTTGGATCACCTTTGATGCCTTCGGCTTTGAATAGCTTCGGGTAACCGATGCGAGCGTTAGGAATCAATAGTTGGCCTTCGGGTAGTGTACTCATGGTATTTAGTATTTTCGTATTACGTGTTTGGTGCCTCGTTTATTTGCCGCTCCTGTTGGCGTGGGAGTCTGGTGGTAGAAATTGTTCCCACCGATTTAAGCCTCGGTAGGCACGGCTTGTCGCACTCTACAATTTTACGAATAGTGCGCTACTCGGTTGTGGTCTGGTGTTTTCTGCGTGACTGCGAGGGCGCACACCAGCGGATATTTCTCACTCTTTAGTCATGACCGATTTTACTACCACACTCCAAGCCCCGATCAGGTCGCTCATTCAGATGTCGTGCTTCATGCCTGAAACCGTATGCTCTATTGAATGCCCTCATTGCGGAGGCTGGAGTGTGGAGACATACCAGTCTGCCAGTGGTTATCATACTTCAAAATCCTCAACGACGTCAACCGCAGGCATCGTGGCGACGGCAGCCGAAACTGCTTCGCGCTTATCCTCGGACACGGTGAGCTTCTTCTTCGCGGGACTACGAACAATCAACTCCTCGAATCGGGATTTGGTGCGTGCGGATGACTTGAGTTTATCCTTGAGCAGTTTCTCGGCAGCAGCAGGTGACTTGAGTTTGAAATCAAATCGTTCCTCTTGCTTGAGTCCCTGTCCACGGAGAAAGGTTTCTGCGGCGTCGGCGTTTGCCCAGTCACGGTTGCCTTCGCGGCCATCAACAAGTTTCACTCCATCAATATCTTCACCTGCCAATAGACGGGCTTCGAGGTATTCTTCGACGTCGGAGAGCCATTTACCGATTGCCTTGGCTTTAGCCATGACTCGGACTAGGTAATCGTCATCGAGAATGCGACCTTGCATACCAAGGCACTCACCAACTAGGGCGATGCGTGACTCCACAGGTTGCTTGGTGTCGTCCTTGGTTAGCTCAGGCATTGCTGCCAACATATCCGCAGGGTTGCTTGCAGGTGTTTCCAGCCCTTCGGTATTGGCTTGCAATCGGCTTGAGCAGAATGCTTTGCAGCGGCACCAACGGCAGGCACCTTCATCGCCCTCTGAGGGGGCAAATGCGGCACCCGGGGCGGCTTCGAGCACTTCCGCGTTGCTGACATTGCGGTTCGGCGTGCCAATCTTTACGCGCACTCGCTCTGCGGCGGTGCGAGCTTGAATTGCGCGGTATTCGATTTCCGCACAGAACGTGGCAAGGTCGCCAACGGTGATGCACCATGGTGTCGGTTCCCCAGCTTCACGGTGACGTGGCTGCACGATGGCAATGTCCACGATGGTGTCGTCTGAGAATCCGTAAGCAGGGCGCAGATGCTGGATGATGGAGTATGCGTAGATGGCAAGCTGGGTGTTTTCCTGCGTGCTCACCAATACTCCTGCACCATGCTTGTAGTCGCGCACGAATACGCGCTTCGGAGCTAGTGCGATGTAGTCTGCCGTTCCTGTCTGCTCGGGTTGGTAGTAGAGCGGGATTTGCTCCTCTACGAATACCGCGTGGGTAGGTGGATCAAACCCAAGTTCTGCTTCTTCCAAGCAGGTTTTCAGGTTTGTGAGTTGCCCCTCGGGGACAAGGTTGTTGCAGTGGTTCGTGTAGGACAACACAGGGTCACGGAATCCCGAAGGAACATCTGTTTCTGCGATCTCCTTGAGCAGCACCTTGGTCGCCCAGTCATGCGCTTCGGTGCCTTCGCGAGAAGCGTCCGATGACCCATCGCCGATAATGCGGTGGGAGTTGGCTTCTTGGAAGGCGATTGAGGCGGTGCAGTTCGTCCAACGCTTGCTGTCCGATGGGGACAAGCGGGCGTGGGTATTGTGGGAGCCACTAGTGTGTGTCGCGGCAGGTGTCGCGGCAGGTGTCGCGGCAGGTGTCGCGGCAGGTGTCGCGGCAGGTGTCGCGGCTTCGGGGTGAATGCACTTACCGTCGCGCCACAGTTCAGCACCTTTGGCGAGACTGCCTGCGACTAGTTTGTCGAACTCTTCGCGGGCAATGGTGCACTGGGTGCCTTTTGGGTCAATGATTTCCACAGCAGTATCGGCGATGCTTACTAGGGTAATTTTTTTCCCGTCTTGGCGGAACTCGTCGTTTGGTTCTAGGTTCATTTAGTTACTTTCTTCACAAGTTTTTTACCCTCAATGGTGAGCCCGTATTGTTTGGTTTGGTGACAGAACTTCACCAGCTTCTTCTCTCGCAAGTCGTGCAAGCGCATCCGAGTGGACTTCGGTTTCCCGTTAGTCAGAATGATGACGTCTGCACTTGTCGCTGGGGCATGAGCGAGGTGGAACAGCACCGAGGCTTCCTTCACGCCAGTAACATTGGTATGAGAGAGTGCCGTGAGTGCTTCTGCTATGTCGAATGGTTCCATATTACAGGGCTTTGGCGTCTGCGAGTGCGGCGAGCAGTTTGGCAGGATCGTTCTTGAGGTCACTCATACGGTCAACGCCGTATTTGCCCTTGCGGATTTGCTCCCACTTGGTTTTCATCGAGGCGGTATCTCCCGACATGAGTTTGCCCTTCACGATGGTGTTGATCTGGGCGAGAACTTCATCTACGTCAACGTGGTCGCCAGCAATCGGTTGCCCGGGTTGCAATGGGGTGGTTGACGGCACGCTTGGCGTATCATCTGCGGTTTTGATGACGGCTACTTTAGTTGGAGTCGTGTTGGTAACTGGCTCGGGCTGAGGCTCGGGCTCTGGCTCGGGCTCGGGCTCGGTGACTACGGCTTTGGCTTTTTTCGGTGCAGCAGCGGGTTTCTCTGGTTTTGTTTCACCTGCGGCAAGCATAGAGTTAATTGCGGCGGTGTTGTCTTTTAGTGCTTGTGTTAGCTCTTGGAGCAGTGTTTCGATCATGGTATTTGGTATTATGTTGGTGGTTGCGGGGGAGAAATTATCAGGTTGTTGCGTTACGTCAACAGAAAAAATTATTATTTCGGATTTTTTTTATGTTCACACTTCAAAGTTGTCGTCGAGCATTATCAATCTCTTGCGGAGATATTCAATCGGGTCATCACCAGTCCATTTCTGACGGTGTACCCAAACGATGCCTCGGGTGCCATCAATCATGTGTCGGCTTCCGTTGTAGCGTTCATAACCCATCGTTGTGAGGTAGTGTTGGAATCGGGCAACCTCCTTCGTTGCCATGTTCGATCCTCGGGACATGATCTCAATGAGTCTCCCCATGTGGATGACAGGCCCTGAGATGAGTGGGTGCTGGTCGTCTGCGATAAGGTCTTCAATACTGATTTGCATACTTGACTTGGATTCTTCGACTAGGGATTGACGGTAGGTAGTTCGTGGTGCTGGGCCATCGACAGGGAAGTCGTCGGCGATCTTGCGCTTGCGTAGCCAGTATCTGAGTCCGCCTGCGCCTGCGTCTCCAAGCAACCATTCCATGCGCTCGAAGTGTCCTGAGTTGTTGACTTCGGCGACTTGACTTGCGGTTTGCAACGGGCTGCGGATAAACATCCATCGGCGATCCCATTCTTTCAAATGGAGTGCATCTGGGGTGTTTGTGAAGGCGATGCTGTTGCCCCAGTTGGGCTCCTGACGTGCGCTAGTGTTGCGCTGGTTGATTGGTATGGTTTCGTCGGAAATGAATTGCTTGAGGGAGTTCATGACGGCTTCCTTCCGTTCCCCGGGGAAGTAGATTTCCTCCAGCACGAAGAACTGTGCCCCGATCATCCAATCATTCCATTCCGATTTGATGATCTCGGGTGAGATAACCTTCACGTTGCCTGTTCCAAGGACTGCCATGAGAATTTTACTCATGAAACCTTTACCCGTGCCCTCGGCACTTTGAATGCAGGGGAGCCAGCGCATCTTGCGCCCGGGGTTCTGGACAAGGAACGCGAAGAAATCCAATAGCACTTCGCGGAGATTTTCCTCGGCAATCAGCATGGCGATATGCCCTGAGAACAATTCCCCTGCCCGTTCTGCATAGTCTGGGTCTTCAACGGGTAGGTGGATGCGGTCAAAGGTATTGAGCAGTCTGCGCCCGTTGATCTCGAAGAACGGGTCTTCCCCTTGGTGCAGCGGGCAATAGATAGTGCCGTCCACTCGGGGTATATTCATCAGGTTCAACGCGTAGTCTGATGGGACAATGCTTGACTTGCCGTTGGCGGGAACTTCGTCCTTGGGCATCAGTTCCTTCTCAAAGTATCGGTCAAACGCTGAGGGTTTCAGCCTGACACCTGTGCCGAAATTGAAAAATACGTCCTCGGTGGCTACGTAGCACTGGGGTTGAAGCCAGCTTGGTAGGTTCTCTTTGTGCTGCTCGAACTTCGCCGTGCGCTCGTCCTTGCGTGCTCGGGCTACTTCCCGTCGCAGAATTGTCTTGTCAATCGAGTTTTTGGTCAGTTCGGAAATGCGTTGCCGCCATGCGATCACAAGGGCTTCTTCCACTACGTCGTTGCGGAATGGCATTGCGGCGATGCGCTTGGCACCCTCTTGCATGAGTTCGTCTGGGTCGTTGCAATCGGCGAGCCATTCGCTCACCGTTCTCTGCAATGCTGCTGCGACTTTGCCATTGTCCCAGCCCGCGTCCATGGCTTGCTTGAATAGGCTGCGGACAGTCACGGGGGCACGTCCCTTGGCGTATGGGCGGAATGACTTCCACTTGGCGTAGGTGTCCTTCTCGCCACGATACTTGCTGCCTCGCGATGACCATTCATCGAAGAGTTGGTAGGCGAGTCTGGCGTCGTCTTCGTCTATGAACTGGTGCCTGAGAGATGCGGCAATCTCATACCACTGTTTGTAGCCGACGTCGGGGTCAATGGCATCGAGGGCTTGCTCTACTTGCTCCAAGGTGAGGTTAGGGACAGGCATGTATGCAAGTCCTAGTCCCAAGTCATCGCCGTCTTCTCGGTCGGCGGCAAACGTGCGTGTGTCCTCGGTGTCGCTTTCCTCGGGCAGCACGTTTGCGGGTATCGCTAGTCCGTCGAGCCTGCTGGCGACAACGGCGTTGAACTCTTCCTCGCGGAACTGGATCGGGCGATACTGCGGTTGGGAGATAACCCCTGACTCGCGCTCGCCTTTGAATCCATCGGGTAAGCCAAGGCGGCGGGAGACGAATTTGACGAATCGGCGGTGCAATGATGGATGGCACGGGGAGACGTCAACTGCAATTTTGAGGCGTGGCTTTTTGGCAGTGTGTTTGGCAGTGTGCCATGCGACAAAATTGTATGGGTAAAGGTGCTCACCGATGGTTTCTGGTGCGAGGGCAAACTCTTCACCGCCTTCGTCGAGGTCAATGATTACCATGTGGATGACGGTCGCTGCGTCGTCTGAGCGGTGCCCTGAGTCTTGGAAGTTGAAGGAACACGCGGTGATGTATGGGCCGTCCTTGCGGGTGTTGCGTTCAGTCTCTGGCAAGGCGAAAAACTCCTTGCGAGTCAATGGAAATGATACGGGCAGGAAAATATACCGCTCTACAAGCTCTCGGAATGACGCCGCCTGCAATCTGCGGACGGTGCCGCCGTGGACGGTGCTGCCGCCCCAGTATGTTACGTCGGTGCTCATACTTCCCACCCCCCGATGACTTTGTTAGTGATTCTTGCCTCTGCGATTTTGAAGTAGTCGGGGTCTCGTTCGATGCCGATGAAATCAAAACCTTCTATTGCTGCTGCCTTACCCGTGCTGCCGCTTCCCATGTAGGGGTCAAGTATCACGCCACCGGGCGGGGTGACGAGGCGGCAGAGGTAGCGCATCAGGTCGGTGGGTTTGACGGTGGGGTGGTTGTTGTCTGCGCCACGGTCGGTCTTGCTGGTCTTCGCGCAGTAGAAGAACCGTGCATTGGAGCCTGCGTCGTTGCGCCTGACGATAGGGGCCGCATTAAATCCATACTCCCCCACGATCTCGCGTGTGTCTTTAGCCCCACCTGTGCTGCCACCTGTTCCACTGCTTTGCGGGAACCCCGCAAGCACCTCTTCGCTGCCGTCGTGGATCAGGTTCGCGGGCCAACGTCCTTTACTCGTATCTGGGCGGTCGAACTCGGCACGCTCGCCGTCGTGCTGCGTCCCCCCTGCGAGTGCTCCTGACTTGGCGGTGACTTTCCCTTGAGGGGTGGCTGACGCACGATCCGCTTCGGACTGATGCGCCACCCTGCACCCATCAATGTTCAACGCTCCCGTGTGCCATTTCAGCACGTTCGATGCGACGGTGCCTTCGAGTGGTTTGCGGGCGAGGGTGATCGGCTCCAAGGCGGGCTTCAATGCCGTGCCCCAGCCGTCCCACTGTTTTGCGGCGTCGGTGGCGGGGGCTGTGATGTCACCCGCGTTTCCAGCGTAGTCTCCATACGCTGCGGTTCCTACGGCGCGGGTTTGCTGAGACGCTTTCTTTTCATCGAAACCGATGACTTCCCTCTCCGCGCCCGCCATCTTATCAATCGCCTTCGACACGTCCAGCGATTTCGGGAATCCCGAGCCATACACCCATGCCACCATGTCGCGGATTTCGAATCCAGCGAGGCGCAGCCCGAGGGTCATCAAGTCCTGCGTGCGGGTTCCCGCGAAGGCGAGCAGATGCCCTCCCGGTTTCAACACCCGCAGGCACTCATGCCACACGCGGGGTTGCGGCACGAAAGCATCCCACTCCTTACCCATGAACCCGCGCCCCTTGACCTCGTGGTGCCCCGTCTCGATCCAGTCGGTGAGCATCTTCAATGCGTCCGGTTCTTTCCCGAGTCCGTATGGCGGGTCGGTTACGATAGCATCAACGCTGTTGTCTGGCATTCCGCGCAGCACTTCTAGGCAATCTCCAAGTAGCAGTTTCATACTTCCCACCCCCCGATGAATGTCTTGCCTGTGAGTGCAAAATAGACTCGCTCGCCGTCGAGCAGGTTATACGATTTGGTTCGTCCGTTCACCCAATTATAGAGCGACTGATAGCTGACTCCCGCCTGTGTGGCTAGCTGTGTCAGGTTGCAGTCTCGCTCCTTGATGAGATTTAGGATCGTGTCGAAGGCGGTGGCGAACTCGCCTAGTGAGGTGTCGGTAGGTGGCATGGTGGTTGCGGAGTTGAGTATGGGTAACAGAAATTATTTGTCAAAGGATAAACTTTCGATTTTACTAATTTTTTTAATTCGTTCGAGGTCTGAGGGGTATTTCATCACTCCTAGCACCATGAAGTCTGGGCGGAGCACGGGTTTGGCAGTTGCTGGCATGAACCTGTCGGCGAGTTCCTTGTTCCAGACGGCAATCTGCACTGTTGGTGGCGTCAAGGGGTCGGCAATCAGTTTGAATTTGTTGAGGCAATCTTTGTGTAAGTGTGTCAGGGTGCCTTCAATCAGGTTGATTCGCGGCAGCCTGCGGCATCGGTAACAGACTCTGGCGAGTAGGCATTCGCCAAGGGGGTGAGAGGCAATCTGCGCTTTCAACCCCTGAACGGGCGAACTCTTGGTTGCCTTGGCTTCGGCAATCTGCACGCCGTCCACCCATACCTTCAACAGTCCGTCTTGCACAGTCGAGGTGACTGATGGGAGTCCTGTGTAGGGGCGAGTGAGCACAAGGTCATCGCTAACCCACCAGACTGCTTTGGTGGTGAACTTTGCCTTGCGCCCCTCTTCTGTGAGGTTGCCTTCCCTCCAGACGGATCGCAGGTATTCCCGCGCTTCCTCTTCCGTGGGGAAGTAATGGTAGTGTGGCTTGCTGAATATGGTTTCCCTCGGTCGCCGCCACACTGTGACTTGCCATCCCTCGGGGGTAGGGATGATGGTCTTGGCAATGAATGTGCGAGGGATAACCACGGGTTCAAGTGTAGGGTGTTTCAAAAATCCAAAGGATAGCGACGACGACGGCAACGATGATGAGTAGGGAGATCATAATCCTCGGATTTCTGTTATGATACGGTCAATGCGGTGGATGACTTCCCACTTACTGAGGGGGTCGTCTTCGTCTTGCATTTCAAGAGTGACGTCCTTCAGGTCGTCAAGATGGGAATCCAAGTCGCTCCTGAAATTCTCCAGTTCCAGAACTTCTTCGTGAGTGATGTCAATCTTGAGCAGTGGAAGCACCTGTTCCGCTATGAGGCGTGGGGCGTCGTTGTCGTTGTTGATGTGGTGCCGAAGCATTTCGGCTATCTGTGGTATGGTCATGGTTTGCATATTGGTTTGAGGAAATTCGGTTTTGGTAATTGCCCAGTGCGTGCAACCTCGCGGTTGTATCGTTCTTCGTGGCAGGCGAGGCATAGTCCCCCGGGGAATACGGCGAGCCAGTTTGTGGGCTTCTTGCATTTTTTGCAGTCTACGGTTTCGTCCATCATAGTGCTCTGAGGATAAAGGTTTCCGACAATGTGATGATGTCTTCGTTGGTGAGAGTTAATTCGGGTTTCCACGCTTTGCCTGATACTTCCCTTCCAAGGTGGCGTGCAATCAATTCGGCACTTGTCCCTTCGAGGTAGCGTGTAACGACGTTTTCCTCGATCCAGTTCCCATCTTTGCGAGTGCGCAAGGTGCGGTTGCGTGTCCAAATTACGTGCCCTTTTTCTAGCGTCTCTGCTAGCTTCTCGGCACGTGCTTTGACCTTTGGGTCTATGTCGTCGCCTAGCGTGTCAATCTGGCGTTGCAGGGCTGCTAGGGCGCGGTGCTCGGTCTTCCATAGGGCGAGGGCTTGCTGGTGTGGGTTCATAGATTGGTTGGTGGTTGGGCGGTAACGTGTTGGTTCGTTGAATTTGCACTTGGCGGCGGATTGCCCCGCGTGTATGCGGTAGCTCGTGCCCTGCAATTTGACGTTGTGGCAAGTGCTGTGGTGGTGAGCGGCAAGTTTGCGCAGTTCATTGGTGATCGGAGTGGTTTTCATAATCAGATGTTATGGTTACAGTCAAGGTTCTTCCTTTGTTGGTAATATATGGCACGTCGCCTGCGGCAGTTGTCCATTTGTCGGGCTTTACTAGGTTCTCGGGATTGCATCGCACTGCTACTTCGCCGTGTTCTAGTTCGTTTCGGATTAGTACGCTGCATTTACGCAACGCAGTGTTCCATGCTCGTGTGGTGGCAATCTGGTTGCCTATTTTGAGGGTGTAGGTGGTTCGTTTCATTGGGGTGTCAGTTACGGTATAGAGCGAGCACAATCCCTGCGACTAGGTGGGGCACTGCCGATTCGGGCACGTTGCACAGGTGCTTATCACGGAAATGAATCTCCCCTGTCGAGAGAATTTTCACAGTTTGTCCCCCTGCTTTGACGACAATCTCCCCCCCATTGTAGGAATGAAATGTCGAACGTATCTTGGGGCACGTTCCAATCTGTGAGTAGTTGGGTGATGCGATCTTGGTGGTTCATGGCAGGATGTAGTATTGGCATGAGTAAATTCCCCGATCCGCAAGTTGTAGCTCGCAAGGTATGTCTGCTGCCACAATCTTGTCACGCAGTCCGTAAACTGCCGCGTTTTTGGCTTGCTCTTCCTTTTGGGTGTGGGTGTTCCATGTGACTATCTCGAAGTGCCAGCCCTCTGTGTCATCCGTTTCGTAGAACTGAACGCTTTGGAGCGGGCTGTCGCCGTCAATAGTCTGGCGGGCTTGTGAGGCAATCAAGTGTAGCATATTTGCCTGCGGCAACGTGAGGGTGCGTATCACTTCATCGGGGCGGTAAAAACCTTGCTCCCCGTCTGGGAAGCTAAGGTCTAGTCCGCCGTCGGCGGTGATGCTTGTAATTTGGGCGGTAGTTCCCTCGCTGGGGACGTAAACGGTGTCGTGTGTTTTCATGCTGGTATGATGGTGAAATCTGAGGCGGTTAAGTTTTTGTCCATGAAATAGCCTTTGCGGACATACTCGGGGACTACGGTGTTGAGGTGCTGGCGTGCTCGGGCGTATGACCCGAAAAGTCCGTGCACTGCTAGGGAGTTTTCTTTTTCTATCATTTTCCATTCTCCCGTGTGCTTGGGGTATGGCTCGCATTGCCCTGCGTGGAGCATGGCGCGGACGTGGCGCATGTCCCCAAAGTGGCTTGCGGAGTATCCTGAGTTTGCGGCGGGTATCGCGGCGGCTTTGCCGTCGGCGTTGCGGTAAATAGTCCACGGGCCAGAGATGGCTACGGGCTCGGGAAAGTTTGCGGTGTTGTAAAGGTCGTGTGTCATGGTTTGATTCTGATGCGGTCTGCCCCGGCGAAGCGGGAAAAATACTCTTGGTCTGCCTTGGCGGCGTCTGTCCCATACGTGGCGTAGGGCTTGGCGTCGCGGCAGGCGATAATGCTGCACCCTGTCTCTGGGTCTGTGCTGTTCATGCTGCGGCAGAAAACGGGTTTCCAATCGCCTGCTAGTGTGAGGATTTCAAAGGTGAATTTTTTCATGATACTAGGGCGGCTTCTATGATTGTGAAGTCTTCGGTGCTGGGTGCAAGGTAGGCGTCAATCTCCTCCCATGGTATGCCATAGAAGAAAATCTCTTCGTCGTCGTCTCCTACGTCGTGGGTTTGCTTAATCAAAACGTCTTCGAGGATTTCCCCCGTATCGTTCCATCGGATTGTGGCTTGGATCAGTGGTAAGTTCATAATTTAGGCGGGTGTTAGTGTTTGCGGGGTGTTGGGTGTTACGATTTCACACCGGAGCTCTCTTCCAGTGCGAAATGCTGGGGCTGGCAATAGAAAAACCGAGAAAACGGTGCGGTTGAATTCCTTGGTCTTTTCAATGCCTGTGTCGCGCTGGCATTGCGTGGCTAGGCTGCGGGCGTGCGTGATGGCGTCGGTGTAGTTTGGGAAGGTCTTCATGATTGTAATAGTCTGGAGCGTTCGGAAAGTAGTGAGGTTAGGGCGTCGCGCAAGGCACCTGCGGCGGCTTTGCGCTCGCCAAGGGCGGGGCATAGGGCGCGGATGTCCGCAATGAGTTCGCGGACCTCGGTGCGGATGTCCGCAAGGCGGGCGCGGGCTTCCTCCTTGGCGTAAAATTCACGGGAGTCTTCCGCCCACTTTTCCGCCCAGCGGTTTGCGGCGTGTATGGCGTCAAGTCTGCCTTCCTCGGTGTTCGGGAAATGGTCGGCTATGTCCGCCGTCACCCAGTCATTCCACGGGTCAGAAATGGCGGGGAAAATGTAATCTGGGAATCTGTCGAGTCGGACGGCGTAGGGCTCGGTGGTATCGTGACAAAAGTCATCGACGTACCAGCCCGCCGCGTGTCGGCTCAAATCTTTGCCCCTCCACCAGTCGCGGACGTGCGCGGATGATAGATTGAGGCTGTGCCATTCCTGTTCCGTCACGTGGGGCACGTCGGCTTGCATGAAAGCGGGATCGTGAATTAGTGCCCGCCTCCAGTCCGCCACTGTGGGGTCGGCGGGGAAGGGTATGTTGCAAGGGCGGCAAGGGTAGCCCGGGGCGGCGTATTTGCGGATTGCGGCAAGGCGGGCGCGGATTGGCAACGCTTGCCAAGCGGCAAGGCGGGCGGCGGGTGTGGTGGAATTGGCTAGGGATTGAAGGCGGTATTTTAGGTGCATAGTCTGGTGTGTTAGTGGTTGGCAAGGTGGGGGGGGGGGGGTGTTAGTGGTTGAAATCGGGGGCAAGGATTCCGTTGCGTCCCCAGTCTGTTTCCATGCCTGCGGGCGCGGTTTCAAGTTTCAGGGCATAGCCTCGCGGGTCGCCATTGACGAAAAACGTCGGCGGCAGTTTGCCCCCGAAAATGGCGGCAGTGCGGGCGCGGGCGCGGTCTTTGGTTTGCTCCCATAGGTCTTGAGGCATTGCACCATTGCAAAAGTCGGTTGCGGCTCGGTGCGTTGCCATTTCGAGGCGTCGGAGTTTTTGGAGCATTGCCCCCGCGTCGGCGGTGGCGGGCTCGGCGTGGAGCGTGGCAAGCGCGGCGGTATGCGCTGCGCGGCGTTTGGCGGTGTATTCGGTTTTGGTCATGGTGTCGGTGTGGTTATGGTTTCAGTGACTGTTCGCTGGAATTTGAGTGCCTCCAGCGTGGCGGCGTTGCCGAGGGCGGCGCGGGTAAATTCTGCGATTGTGTTTTTATCGGTGCGGACTATGCGCCCGGCGTCAATTAGCTGCGCGAGCGTGTAGCCTGTCCAGTTTTTGAAATTAAGCACGGCGGCGGCGGCTTCGGTGGGTGTCGGTGTCATATTATGCGGGTACTAGGATTTTTTCGGCGGGCAAGTTGCCAAGCATGGCGGGGCGGCGGCGGTCTCCGCCGTGGCAAGTTGTCCAGTCGGTGCGCGTTGGGTCGTAGGGGTTGGCGTAGTGGAACCGCCAGACGGTGCGCCCTGTGAATTGGCTGTGGTATTTGTCAACGCGTCGGACTTCCACGGCGTGCGGCTCGGCTTGGTCGGGGTAGGTGTAAACACAGATCATATTCCCGGGCTTGATGTTCCACGGGCTTCGTTGTTTTGTTCTCATATTATTGGCAAGCGTAAAGGGTTCCGACGTCAACGAGTGTCCCGTCAACGTCAAACATTTGGGACGAAGTAAAAGCGCGGATTTTGCGCCCCGCAATGCTCACGTGTCCCTCTAGGGTGTAACCAGTCGAGCGCGGTTGAGACATCGAGCGCGATCCGTGGAAAGTGCGGGCAATGATTCGCCCTGAGTCGTCGCGCTCGGTGGTGTGGGTCAACCCTGACACGCGGCGGGCAATGCTCCACGGTTTTGAGGTTTCAATTTCTAGGCGTTTCTCGCCTGCTGCGATGTCGGCGGCGGTTATGCCAAGGGCGGCGGCTTCGGTGGCGGTGATGGCTAGCGTAGATGGTAGCCCCTGCGGGTTGCTGTATGTTTTCATGATGGTGCTTGGTTGGTGTGGGTTATAGGTATCCGGCTGCCCATGGGGCTTCCTTCCCTATTTCGGTAACTAGAAAAGAATTGGCGTTCGGAAATGCTGCCAGCGTTGCGCGTTCTACGCTTTCCAGCGTGTCGGCGGGGGTTGTGAATGTTCCTAGTTCGGTTCTCTCACATTTGCCTTTGGTGTATGTCAGGCGTGACGCCGTGACGGTGTTTTTGTCGATCACGACTTGCGCAAGTTGGGCGATGGCTAGCAAGTCGCCCCTGCCCGGGGCGTTGGGGAAGGCTCGGGCGGTAAGTTCTGCCTGCGTTCGGATGGATCGCAACGCGTCCAGCGCGGCGGCTTCGGTGGGTGTTGGTGTCGGTGTCGGTGTCATGTTGTTGTGCGGTTGTTTGCTCCGCCCTATGCCCTCCCCACGGATGGGAAGGGCAACGGGCGAGGCAATCAAGCGTTGCGCAAGATTAGCCGGGCGGCTTGGCGCAAGGCTCGCGCTTGGCAATCGAGCCACGTTTCGCGGATGCTTGGCGGCAAGTCGCCATTGCGGCGGCGGCGTAGTTCTGAGGGGCTGCATACGCGCTCGGCAATGTCCGCGTTATAAATCAACGCGCTGCCTCCGTAACTGTATTCCTGCCACGTTCGCGCACCGTTCCGGAGCAAGTCCTCAGTGATTGGGGCGGCGTGGTCTTCTATGTCCTCCAATAGTTCGAGGGCGTATGTTTGAACGGCTTTATTCCACGCGCCACGGGGGCGCATGGCTTGGATTTTGGCGGCGGGTGTCATGTTGTCGGGTGTTGTTGTTGTTGTTGTCATGTGGTTGCGGGTTATAGGGTTACACGGTTTGCGAGTGCATCGGAGATTTGCCCCGAGCGGTTGAGGGTGTCAACGAAGTCCACGAAAGCGCAACGGGTGGTTGTGGTCTGGCGGTTCTGTGGCTTGGAGCGGGTGCGGCGGGCGCGGGCTGCGGCTTCGAGGTCGGGGTGTGCCGCCCAAAAAACGGCGCGGATTTGTTTCTGGTTGGTTAGCATATTATTAGAGTGCAAGGGCTAGGATTAGAAGGGCGGCAAGGATTATCGCGCCAAGGGCAAGCGCGGCGGCATAGTATAGACCGAGGGCAACGGCGCGGGCTAGGCGGCGGAAGCGGCGGCGGGGCAAGGGGCGGCGGATTAGTAGGCAAACGGGCGGTGTGTGCATGTTGGTCGGTTGGTTGAGATTATGAGCAACATCCGCAGCACGGCGCGTCTTCGCAGCGTCCGTTATAGTTGCGGTAGAACGTGCCGCCGCTGGTGCGGACTTCATACGACCTGTAGCGGCTGGAACGTCCACGGCTGGGGCTGGAACGTGGTGCACCGTCTACCAGTGCTTGCGCTTCTTCGGCTTTGTCGTCGGGGACGTCCCAGCCTTTGGCGGTTTTGTTCCATCGCCCCCCGAGGGCTTTGAGTAATTCTTTGACGGGGTAGGTGTTTCCGGTGATCGTTATCATGGTGTTGGTTGGTTGTGGTTGAGATTATGCGGCGGCTTCCTCGGTTTGGGAAATGTCGAAGACATTAACGACGCGGAAAGCGAGCCCGGCGGCTTCGCCGTCGTCGGATGTGCGAACCATGGGAAGAAAAATTCCGATTGCCTTTTCACCTTTGCGAACCACGCGCCCCGCCTTCCGCCATTGCTGAAAACCCCCGACAAGTGAGACGTTCGGGCGTTGGAGCATGGCAAGGGCGGCATTCTTAAAACTGAGCGGGTGTCCCTCAACCGTGGCAACCTGCCATTTCATGCGCTCTTCCATTGGGAGGGCTGCGGCTTGTTTAGCGAGGGCGGCAAGCGCGGCGCGGCGTTCGGCGGCGGCGGCTTTTTGTTCGGGTGTCGGTTGGCGTGTCTTCATGTGGTTGGTTGCGGTGACGGGGGCAAGATTAGAGATATTTCGCAGTTCTGCAAGATATTTTTTCGCATTTCTGCAAAATAGCCCGCCAGCCCTTTATTCATAAGGGAAATTTTTTTCATCTGTTAGAGTAAATGAGGGGTAAAGGTGGGGAAAACGTGGGGCAAGCGGGTTTTTTACTATTGCGAGAATAGGGGCGTATTTTTCGGGTGCGTCGTGTTTTTGGTATGGCTGCCACGCTGCCCCTAAAAAGTAGGTCGGCACGCCGTAAATGAAAAAACCTGTGTAGCGTTACTACAATGGTTTCATACTTCTCACACGTATAAAGTATAATAAATAAAGAAAAACTGTCCAAAATAGGTAAAATCAAAAATTCCCTTCTCCTGTATAGGTTTGAAGCTGTTAGAAAATGGGGCTGTTTTCGTTAGGTGTTGATATATCAAGGTTTTTTGGGGTGGCAATCGCTGGCAATGGGTGGCAATCGTTGGCAATCGCCTTTGTTTATAAGGGCTTTTAATTGCCACTCCCTGCCCCTGTTTCGGCTTTTTGGGTGGCAATGGGTGGCAATGGGTGGCAATGGAGCGCGGGCGGCGGTTTTGGGGTGTTTGTCCGCTTTTGCGGTCAAATGGTGTCAGCATTAAATAATGGTTGCCCCTGTCCGTCATTGCCTCCCCGGGGTGGCAATGGGTGGCAATGGGTGGCAATGGCTCGGGGCTCGTGGTCGATGCCTGCTCGTGGTCGATGCCTGCTCGTGGTCGATGCCTGCTCGTGGTCGATGCCTGCTCGTGGTCGATGCCTGCTCGTGGTCGATGCCTGCTCGTGGTCGATGCCTGCTCGTGGTCGATGCCTGCTCGTGG